TCTGAAGGAACTAACCTCTACTATACAGATGCTAGGGCAGACGCAAGAATTGCTGCTGCTGATACCGATGACCTATCAGAAGGATCAAGCAATCTTTACTACACAGATGCTAGAGCAGATGCAAGAATTGCTGCTGCTGACACTGGTGATCTAACAGAAGGATCAAATCTATACTACACAAACGCTCGTGCTGATGCTCGTGTAGTTGCAGGTATCACTGGAAAACTTGATGCCTCTGCTGTTAGTGCTTTCGGTCTAACACTTGTTGATGATGCAGATGCTGCTGCTGCCAGATCCACATTAGGATTAGGCACTGCTGCTGTTGCTGCTACAGGTGACTTCGCTACTGCCGCACAGGGTACAACTGCTGACAATGCACTCGCTGCGTCTGCTGTAAGTACATTCGGTGGCACTCTAATTGATGACGCAGACGCTGCTACTGCAAGGACAACCCTTGGATTAGGAACTGCTGCTACCACTGCCTCCACTGCATATGCTACTGCTGCACAAGGTACTCAGTCAGGTACTAACGACACTGACATTGACGCAATTTACACTGAATTAAATGCTATTGGTAATGACGCTGGTGTTACAACCGTTGCACATCTTAAGGCTGCACTCGCCGCTCTATCACGTTAATTAAATGGCATCCCCAAACTCTAAAGCTACTCTTAAAGAATACTGCCTCCGTAGACTCGGCAAACCAGTATTGGAAATTAATGTATCAGATGATCAAGTCGATGATGCAATCGACTATGGTGTTCAGAAGTTCCAACAGTTCCATTATGATGGTGCTGAGAGAGTATATTTAAAACATTTGTTTACTGCTGATGAGATCACAGCAGGTAAAGCATCATCTAATAGTACAGGTGTGGATGGTACTACAATATGGGGTGAGCAAACAAACTTCCTTTCTATACCAGATCACATACTATCAATAGAAGGTCTCTTTGCCTTTACGGATAAGGGTACTAGAAACATGTTTGATATTCGTTATCAAATGAGACTTAATGACTTGTATGACTTTACGTCTACACAGTTCTATCATTACTATATGATTCAGACTCATCTACAAAGTATTGATTGGATACTTGAGGGTATGAAACCTGTTAGGTATACCACTGTTAATAATAGACTGCATATAGATTTTGACTGGACAGAGGATTCACTAGAAGATCAATATATTGTTATTAAAGCATGGAGGGCACTGCAGCCTGATACTTGGACAGAGATCTATAACCAGATGTGGTTAAAGGATTATGTCTCAGCAAAGATTAAGAAGCAGTGGGGTCAGAACATGACCAAATTCCAGAATGTACAAATGCCAGGTGGAGTCACTCTGAACGGAGAGATGATCTATAACGATGCTGTAGAAGAACTCAAAGTATTGGATGAGCAACTACGTACAGAATGGGAAACCCCTCCACTAGACATGATAGGATAATATGGCAACTAATACGTATTTTTCACAAGGAACTGTTGGTGAACAAGGTCTTACTCAAGATCTAGTTGACGAGCAGATTAAGATGTTTGGAAAGGATGTTTACTACATACCTAGAACATTAGTAAAGGAGGATGGAGTTTTTGGAGAAGACACACTATCCAAATTCGTCGGTGCCTTTCAGGTGGAAGTATATATTGAGGATGCTGGTGGTTTTAGGGGTGATGGCGATATTTTCTCTAAATTTGGAGTCAGAATTCAGGACCAAGTTACCTTTGTTATATCAAAACGTAGATTCACAGCAGCAGTAGATGATAATGCTACGTTAATAGTAGAAGGTAGACCAAATGAAGGTGATCTAATTCATCTTCCATTAGCTAATAAGACATTTGAGATACAATTCGTAGAGCATGAAGTACCATTCTATCCTTTGGGATCGACATACGTATGGGGACTTCGCTGTGAGTTGTTCGAATACAGCGACGAGGACATCGATACTGGTGTTGCTGCTGTAGATGCTATCGAAGCCAACTTTGCCAATGCTATTACTGTCAACCTAGTTGCAGGTGGTACTGGTACGTACACAGTTGGAGAGACTATCACTGGTGGTACCTCTAATGTGTCTGCTGAGGTTAAGTCCTTTGACGCTGGAAATAACCAATTACAGGTTTATAACCGTACAGGCATCTTTACCGTCCCTGAGACGCTCACAGGACAGTCTAGCGGTGCTGCATGGACTACTGCTACATATAATACCCTAAATAATGTTAATAGTGAATTTGATGCTAATGCTACGTTCGAAACGCAAGCAGATGGTATCTTAGACTTTACCCAAGGTAATCCCTTTGGTGAGTTTGGAAACAAAGGAAGTAGTATCTAATGTTAGGAACATATTCTTATCACGAAATTATTAAAAAGACAGTAGTCGGATTCGGCACACTGTTTAATAATATTGAGCTTCGTCGTACTGCAGGAGCTAAGACTGAGGTGATGAAAGTACCTCTTGCTTATGGTCCTAAGCAGAAGTTCCTTGCTAGGTTAAGGCAATTAGGTGATCTTAGTACAAAGGATCAAGTACAGATCACACTACCAAGAATTTCATTTGAGATAGTTGGTATCTCATATGATGCAACCCGAAAGGTTTCTCCCACTCAGTACATAAGAAAGACTAGTGGTAGTACAACCAGTAAGGGTTTCATGCCAATACCATATAATGTATCTTTTGAGTTGGCAATCCTCGCTAAGAATCAGGATGATTCACTTCAGATTCTTGAGCAAATCCTCCCATTTTTCCAACCAAGTTTTAGTATAACAATGAACTTGGTACCTTCTCTGGGGGAGAAGAAGGACTATCCCATCACACTGACTAACGTAGCATACGATGATCAGTATGAAGGTGATTATGATACACGTAGGACTCTGATCTATACTTTACAGTTTGTTGCTAAGACATATCTGTACGGTCCTGTTCAGTCTACCGACGCTGTTATCAAGAAGGCAATCGTCGATTACTCTACGGAAGCAGTTGCTACTGCACCAAGAGAAGTCAGATACACTGCTACACCAGCATCACTTGTTGATAGAGATGCTAACGCTATCACAACTCTTTCTGCTGCAATGGATATCAATGATGGTATTATCTCCATCACTGATGCTAATGCTGCTATCGTTGGAGATGAGATACAAATTGGTACCGAAGTGATGCATATCACTAGAGTAGTAGGAAGTACATGGCACGTCAATCGTGGATGGAACAACAGCACTATTGCTGGACATGCTATTAGTAGCAATATCCTCAAGATAGATGCTGATGATCATGCACTGGTTGAGGTTGGTGATGACTTCGGATTTAATGAACTATACGCTGAATTTTCTGATGGCAAGTCAAGGAACCCAACAACAGGAGCAGACGAGTAAGTTTGATGGTATAGAGGATGCTCTCGATGTAGAGACTTCTATTATACCCGAAGGGGGTTGTGCCCCTAGGAAAGAACAACTTGCTAACATAACTGGTCCAACAGAACAACTCAAGAAAGATTATGATTACACTCGTGGTAATCTATATTCTCTCATTGAGAAGGGACAGGAAGCTGTCGATGGTATCCTAGAGCTAGCGCAGGAATCAGATCAACCCAGAGCATATGAAGTTGCTGGACAGTTGATTAAACACGTAGGAGATGTAGCAGATAAACTTGCTGATCTGCATAAGAAAGTTAACGAGATAGAAAATCCCAAGGGAAGTAAGACTACAGAGGTTACAAACAACACTATGTTTGTTGGTAGCACTGCAGATCTCGCTAAGTTTCTAAAACAAAAGCAAGATAAATAACATATAGGTATAGGAAGCATTAGTAATGTCAGTATTAAACGTTTTAGATACGCAAACCGTAAGTGCATCGGGTACTGCGTATATCACAGTGAAAACGGGAGTAATTAGAGTATTAGCAACTGCTGCATCCAGCATCCAAGTTGGGGCAGGTCCTGCTATAACCCTCGCTGCTGGTGTTCCTGAATTAATTTCGGTAGGTAAACCGAAAACGGCAAAGATTGCTGCTGCAACCGATGCTAATCCTACAGTCCTTACTTTAGAAGGATACTCAAATGGTGGTCGTCACACGTTTACTGCTGAGGACACTATAACCACATCTAATGGTGGAGACACTGCATTTGTAGCAGCATTTGTTACTGCTGGTAGTGCTGGTAAGAAAGCTGCTTCCGTTACTGCTACTACTATTACTACTGACCTCGATGCTTCTGGTGCTTCTGCTGACTACGCTTTATCTGAAGCGGATGTAATTGCTGGCACTATTCCTTTGGTACAAAGAACTGCATTACTGACTGCAGGTTCTGGTTCAGGTGGTGTCGTTGTCGAACAAGTACAAATTGTTGGAGGTTAGTATGACTGACGTTAACGAAGCTAAGGTAGATACTGGTACTCCAGAAGAGAAAGAAAAGACAAGAAACGTACGTAAGTTTGGTGTCAGTCACAATGTGGCTGGTCATGGTAAACTAAGACGTGCACTCCACAGGTCAGACCGTGGACATAAGAAAATTAAAGGTGATAAGCCACAACTAGAACAAGAAGGAGTGATCGCTCTTGTTAAAAAAGGGAAGGCAAAACATGATGAAGCCGTTGAGAAAAAGAAAGTCAAGCAGAGGAAAGCCGTTCCTTATGCTGCTTTGGCACAGAGTTACAACCCCAAGGGTGAGACTATCTCTGAGGAAGAGTACGATAGAATTAAGGATCGTCGTCTTGAGCGAGGTGGAAGTGCTGATGGGGGTGATGATTACAAGTCTTCGTCATATAAGTCATCTAAGAAGTATGATCCGAAGGCGGCGAAGAAGGCTTCAGATCAGGCACTTGCGAATGTCAGGGCAGCAATTATTGCACAGCATGGTCCAGGTGCAATCGCAAAATCCAGAAAAGAAGAATGGGAAGCAGCAGCGTTAGAAGTTGCTGTTGATTACTTCTATGAAGAAGGTATCAATGAAGAAGGATTAGACCTCATTATAGAAGAGGTTGGTCTAGAAGATTTTGTAGAGTATATACTTGATCCACCTCCAGAATATTTGGAAGAGGAAAGGTCTGCTAGAAAGGCATCAGCGAGTGCTCCTTCATATGAGAAGGTAAAGGCAAAGGTAGATGCTGGTGACGCTGCTAGAAAGAAATCAGGCAAAGGTGAGTATGCTAAGACTGCTGCTGCCAAGAGGAACTATGGTGATGAAGACAATACCAATTACGATGAGAAGAAACCTGCTGCTAAAAAGAAAGCAGCACCTAAGGCAAAACCAAAAGCTAAGCCAAAGGTCGTTGAGATTAGAAAGAAAGTTGAGAAGTCAGTGCCTAAGGCAAAGAAAGAGCAACCTAAAAAGAAACCTGAGAAGAAAGGTCTTTATAGTAAACTCAAGGATACTGTCAAGAAAGGTGTTGACCGCCATAAGGAAGCTACTGGAAAACTCAAGAAGAGATATGTTACTGCACGTGCCAAAGGTAAAGTTCCAGAGAAACGTGCCAAGGAGTTTGCCAAGGGTGTCAAGTCTGGCGTTAAGACTGCTGTCAAGTTCGCTAAGGACGTTAAAAAAGTAGTTGGTGAGGAAGTGGTACCTGAGGGATACGATGCTAGAGTCGATATCACATCTATCGAACCTATAGAAGAAGGTTTAGCATCTGCTTTAATTAAGACTGCTGTAAAAGTATATCAAAATAAGAAGAAAAAGTCCGAGAATACAGATGAGAAGAAGGATGTCAATGAAAAGATGACCTTCAGTAGATTCATCGATGAGGGCAACAAGACTGTCAGACAATACACAAAGTCCAAAACTCAAGTCACAGGGCACATCTCTGCTGACAGGGGGGATTCCGAAAAAAAGAACCGAGCCTCTAGAAAAAATCTAGAGAAGGATCTCAAGAAGCATGGGATCGGTCACTCAAAAGGTAAGGGCAAGTATAAGTATGACAGTGGTGAAACTGGCACAGAAGTTTCCTATCAGACTTCTAAATCGAGTAAAATGTCTAAACGTCGTTTTGGGAAAGTGATGCGTCGTCTAGGACGCAAGCACGGTCAAGAATCCGTGATAACAAAAGATAAGGACAAACCAGCACGTTTACATGACACCGAGGCTAAGAAGCCTGGGAAGTCTATTAACATAGGTAAGTCCAAACCTGGTTCCCACCCTAAAGGGGAGGGAGAAACTTCTGGTACTAAAGTCAGAAGTGGTAAACTACCCAAAAAGACAAGCAAAGGAGCATATCACTATGGCTGAGCACAGGCTCGATAAAAATGGATACGGAGTTTGGTACTGTGTACATTGTGGACTTACTGCACCACAAGGACATTGGAAACCAAAGTCATGGACAGAGAAGCACGAAAAGAATTGTGCAATGAACCCAGTTAACGGATATAAAGCCCCTGCATAGATATGAAATCACTTAGAACATTTTTTAACGAAGAGCACAACTGTCCTCCTGGAAAAAAATATTGTCCTAAGTGTCAGATGTGTGTCACCGAGACATGTGCTGAGAAAAAAATGAGGAAAGAAGAAAATAAGTAGTTATTGCAATTGATTTGCGTTCTCAATAAGGGGTTGTTTTTTCGCAATAGATGCTATATAGTATAGAGGTTCTGGAGAACTAAATGGCATCCTATCAAGTAACTGTAAAAGACGCAGCAGGAACAGAGAGCACTTTCGAGTGTGCATCTGATGAATATATTTTAGACCGAGCGGAGGAAGAAGGTGCTGATGCTCCTTACTCTTGTCGTGCTGGAGCATGTAGTACATGTGCTGGTAAGATCGTTTCAGGTACAGTAAATCAAGAAGATCAATCTTTCTTAGATGAAGAACAACTAGAAGCAGGATTCGTTCTAACTTGCGTTGCGTATCCAACCTCTGACTGTGTTATCGAACTCGGACAAGAAGAACATTTATATTGATTTCTGGGATAAATACCTATACAATTAGCGAGCCCTCGGCCTAAAAATCGTGTCTCATTATACAGTGTCCTATATGGACCAGACAAGGCATCACCAAGAGATCTGCGAGTACGCAGAGGATGCCTATTCAGCAAGAAATCAAGCATGTGCGGATGTTTCCTATCTAAAGGAGCATCCGCATTCTATTGATTGCATTCTTAAAGAAAATTCTCTATTCTCTGCAATATTATGAAACATGAAATCATGTGGTGGATGAGTCGTATCACAGTGATGCTTACTTCATTAGCACTATCTTTCACATTAGCAGCACAAGCTTATGCTGCTGATATCCAAATGGGTTCAGGTGGTAACCTGATCTTCGAACCAAATGAGGTGTCAATCTCAGTTGGTGATACTGTAACCTTCACTAATGGTGATCTACCTCCTCATAATATGCAGGTAGCAGATCATCCAGAACTATCACATGGTGATCTAGCATTCGTTGCTGGTGAGAGTTTCGATGTTACTTTCCCTGAGGCAGGTGACTACGAGATTCAGTGTGATCCCCATGCTGGGGCTGGAATGAAGGGAGTAATCCATGTGTCGTAGGTTTATCAAATAGAATGTTGTAGATGTATTCCATTGCCCATTCTTTATTAAACCAACTCGACAGTGCTGCAATAGTCTTCTTATTCTTTCTTTGTTGATGAGAATAATGACATTGGTCATCCATCCTTAGCATGGACTGTACCCAATCGTCATCTTTTTTAGTAGACTTTACCCAGTTGCAGAAGATATCCAGGTAACCTGTTAGTATTTTAATATACTCCTCTACCTCATCTTCATCTCTGATTCTAACGAACTTAAAGCAAGGGGAAAATATCTCATCACCCCATAGTGGTAGGGGTCTCTTTTCTTTAAATCTGTATGAATTACTGACTGGTACTATCTTATCGTATATCGCTTCAGTTCCCCTTACAGGAGAGACATCAACAATAGCAGCAGTAATAACTGTTTTAGTAGCAACTATATCGCATCCGAAGATAGGAATATTATACTCAAAGTCTGGGAAGAATACACAGTGAAGTACATCTAGTCCTTTAACTTCAGAAGTCTCTACATGAATCTTTCTGAGACCTGTGGACTTCCACATCTCATTCTTTATCCATCCTGCCTCAAATTCTATTAGTTCGCAGTCACATTTTATAGGTTCCAAACCATCTAATGTCTCTGCTCTTTTAATAATTTCATTAGCAATTCGCTGTACTAACATAATGATAGTCTGGTCAATAATATGGATGGTTGTGATACTACTTATAGGAGTATCAGTTTCTCTTGTCTATATATTTAAGTACGACGATTGGTATCCCAATGGGCAAGATGACACCACCGTCACGGAAGAGTTGTTACAACTTCAGGGTGACTGAGATAGTAAAAGTAGTTGATGGAGATACCATTGACGTAGTAATAGATTTAGGATTCGATATCTATAAGCACGAACGTGTTCGTATAGCTGGTATCGACACACCTGAGAAGCGAACACGAGATCTAGAAGAAAAGGCACTAGGAATAGATGCTACTAACTGGATGAAATCTACCTTAGAGGATACTATTAATGGGGACCATGAACTTACTATACGCACTGAACTCAAAGGCGGTATGGGTAAGTACGGCCGTCTACTTGGCTGGTTATATGTTGGTGATGATGAGACATCACTTAATGAACAGATGATTGCCGAAGGGTATGCATGGGAATACGATGGTGGTACTAAACAAAAGAACTTCTCAGAGTTACGTGAGATACGTAGGTCATTGGGTACATTAGTCGAAGAACCCGAAGAAGGAGATCCATTGCCTGAAGTAGGGCATGGCACAACAACATCAAGTATGGCAGGTTTATATGACTAAAATACCATTCGCAGTAGTCTCATTCTTAGCAGTCCAATTGGGCGGTGCTATATGGTGGGGTGCTGGTATAGATGCCAAGGTAAAACTTATAGAAGAGAATAGGAGATACATCCAAGAGGTTGTAATCCCTTCCTATGAAATCAGTGACAACTGGAACAACCCACACTACAATAACTGGCTAAAGGCTGGTGGATGGAAAGATTAATGAAGAAACTAAGTTTAATACTACTAGCACCACTATTAGTAGGATGCGATCCTTCAGGTGGTATGGGTAGTATCGACTGGTCTTGGCCAGGTGTCCCAGATGAATACGAATGTGATCAGGTAACAGATCCTGCATCATGGTGTGCAACAGGTGAACATCCTAATCTATGTGATTGCTAATGGCGGTTAAGGAAGACGTTTATCTAGGTAACCCGAACCTCAAGAAGGCTAACGTTGCCACAAACTTCACACCTAAACAGGTGCAGGAGTTTATAAAGTGCAGCCAAGATCCTGTATATTTTATCAAAACATATATTAGAATCGTTTCACTAGATAAAGGTCTTATACCATTTGATCTGTATGATTTCCAAGAGGATATGGTACAGAAGTTTCATGATGATAGATTTAATATAGCAAAGTTACCACGACAGTCTGGTAAGTCAACTGTTGTTACCTCGTATCTGTTGTGGTATGTGTTGTTTAATGATAACGTTAACGTAGCAATCCTTGCTAACAAGGCAGCAACTGCTAGGGAGATGCTTGGGAGGTTACAACTTTCCTATGAAAACTTACCTAAGTGGATGCAACAAGGTATTGTAGGGTGGAACAAAGGAAGTTTGGAGTTAGAGAACGGATCTAAAATCCTTGCTGCTTCTACTTCTGCTAGTGCTGTTCGAGGTATGTCATTTAACGTTATATTCTTAGACGAATTTGCGTTCATTCCGAATCATATTGCTGATCAGTTCTTTAGTTCTGTTTATCCTACTATATCTTCTGGTAAATCTACTAAGGTTATAATCATATCTACCCCTCACGGGATGAATATGTTCTACAAACTCTGGCATGATGCTGAGAGAGGTAAGAACGAATACACTACAACAGAAGTTCATTGGTCTCAGGTTCCTGGCAGAGATGCTGTATGGAAAGAACAGACCATTGCCAACACGTCTGAAGAACAGTTCCGAGTTGAGTTCGAATGCGAATTCCTAGGATCTGTTGATACATTGATCTCAGCATCTAAACTGAGGACACTGACATATGAAGACCCACTCACTTCTAATAAAGGACTCGATGTTTATATACAACCAGAGCCTGATCATCAGTATACTATATGTGTTGACGTAGCAAGAGGTATAACTAAGGATTATTCTGCATTTGTAGTTGTAGATACTAGTACTATTCCATATGTGGTAGTAGCAAAGTATAGAAATAATACAGTTAAACCATTACTCTTCCCTAATATAATAGAGGAAGTTGCTAAAGCATACAATCATGCTTATACATTAATTGAGGTCAATGATATTGGTGGACAGGTTGCTGACATCTTACAGTTTGATCTTGAGTATGATAATCTTCTCATGTCTGCTATGAGAGGTAGAGCAGGTCAAGTTATAGGACAAGGATTCTCTGGTACTAAGGTGCAGTTGGGAGTTAAGATGTCCACTACAGTTAAGAAGACTGGATGTTCTAACCTTAAACAGTTGTTAGAAGATGATAAATTATTATTACATGACTATGACATTATATCAGAACTTACGACGTTCATTCAGAAGGGACAGGCATGGGAAGCAGAGGAAGGTTGTAATGATGACCTTGCTATGTGTCTCGTTATTTTCAGCTGGTTGGCTACTTCCGATTATTTTAAAGAGCTCCACGACTCTGATGTAAGAGCAAGGATGTACAAAGAACAGAGGGAAGGTATCGAACAAGATATGGCACCATTTGGATTTGTAGATGATGGTCTTGGAAATGAGACTGAGGTTATTGATGGTGAACTCTGGCAAACAGAGAATGATGGTGGTAAAATGGATGAATATGGAAACCGTTCTTATATGTGGGAATACTTATCATGACAAACAATCAGACTAATTCGTGGGGAATGGCAGCAGAATTATTAGAGGATGCTAAATCTCCTTTTTTACGTGGTATAAAGAAAACTACATTGGTAGACTACGTACGAAAGTATGCACACAAGACAGGAGATTTTACCTTATCGTCAGGACTATCCACTAGACACTATATTAATATGAAACCTATCATCCTGACAGGTACAGGATTGGGTTTGATATCTGAGATGATATTAGAACTAATAGATACACACTGTGTAGCAGGACTCACCTTAGGTGCTGACCCTCTAGTCAGTGGTGTTGCTATGAAGGGTGGTATTGCTGGTTTAATTATACGTAAGGAACCTAAGGGTCATGGTACTCAGTCCCAGATAGAAGGACCATTACCACCATTAGGTACCAAGATAACAGTATTAGAAGATGTATCCACAACTGGCGAGTCTGCACTGAAAGCAGTAAAGGTGTTACGTGATAACGATTTTGTTGTAGATACTGTTGTTAGTGTAGTAGATAGAGAAGGTGGTGCAAAACAATTAATGGAAGATAATGGAATAACTCTTAAGAGTTTATGTTACTTGAGTGAATTTGTATGAAGGAAGCATTTCAGAATATAGGAGAACAATTAGAATTAGAACATCTTCTACTAGTTGATAGAAGGTGTAGAACTTGTGGTCAAACTAAGAACCTACTGGCAGATTTTTACATGACACATAAGGACAGAGGACCGTTTCCTTCTGCTTATGCATATGAGTGTAAAGTTTGCACAGTGAAGAGAGTTATACGGTCTAGAAATAGAGACACAGCAGCACCAGAACTGTACCCTGACTGGTAGTTCACGCTGGGCTTCCCCCGTGGAAAGTATGCTATCTATAAATAATCATAGCATCCCAGTAATTGACTTCAGGAGTATAACCAGATGGCATCCACGCAAGTTTCACCAGGTGTTGTTGTCCTAGAAAGGGACCTAACGAATACCATTAACGCAACCATAGATAACGTTGCTGCAATCGTAGGTGCTTTCGAGAAAGGACCAGTAGAAGAAGTAGTCACTGTCTCCAGTGAGCGAGAACTTCTAGACATCTTTGGCAAACCAAACGACTATAACTACGAGTATTGGTTCAGTGTAGCTCAGTTCCTCCTTTATGGTGGTTCTGTTAAGGTAGTTCGTGCAGATAGCACAGCACTTAAGAACTCTATCGACGCTGTAACTTTTACAGATACAACTTTCAGTGCAACAGATACCACTCTTACGGTAACATCTGCCACTGATTTCGACGTTAATGATTATCTGAAGATCGATGCTGAGATTATAAAGGTTACTGCTATATCTGGTTTAGATATAACTGTTCTTCGTGGTCAACTGTCTACTGCTGCTGTATCACACAGTGCTTCCACTCAGATCACTTTGATCGAAGAAGCAGGTACACAGAGTACGATCAATGAGGGTGCTACCTTTAACGATTCAGACGTAACTCTGACTGTAACTTCTGCTGCATCACTTGGTGTACAGAACAACAGTTACATCATTGTTGACTCTGAAATTCTCCAAGTTACTAGTATCTCTACCAACGACCTCACAGTTACTCGTGGTGTTCTTGGTACAACTGCTGCTGCACATACTGACGGTACTACTGTTAAGTTGCTCACAGTTACTACTAACAAGACAACTATTAATGAGCAAACCTCATCAGGTTTGACTCCTCCATTGATCAAGAACCTTACTCAATACGAATCAAACGTTGAGACAGGTGCTAACCAGTGGAAATGGGCAGGACGTTCACCAGGAATTTACGGTAACTCCTTACGTGTTGTAATGACTGACGCAGGTCCTGATCAGGTTCTTAACCTTGCTGGTCCTACATCTGGTGCTGAGTGGGAATTCACTTCTGGACTTGATGTTAATGTCAGTGCTACTAACACATACTCACAAGTCTTTAACTATTCACTAGTCGTTACTTTAACCGCAGGTTCTAGTTTGATTGGTGAGTTCGAAGCAGATAACTTTATCACTGCAAACTCTGGTAACGTTACTGGACGTGTTGTTGCTTATGATAAGAACCTGCGTAAGATCGAATTAATTATTGATGACACCTCTGCTGATTACTTAGAAGTTGGTGACACAATTACAGAACTAGCAAACAGTGCTGGATCTCCTGGATCTGCAACTGGTGACCAAGCAGAAGTCTCTAACATTGTACGTCGCTTAGAAGTTGCACACAATGAGGGTTCGACTGACTTTGTTGTTAACCAGTCTATTGGTGATGACAATGCTGCTTCAGTACAAATCACTTCAGTTGAGGAAGAGTACGTAACTCGTTACTACGGTCCTAACCAGAAGTGGGGAAGCGTTGCTGGTCGTCCTGGAACTTCCGAATATGCTAAACAGCGTGGTGGATACAATGACCTCATGCACGTACTTGTGCTTGATGGTGACGGTGGAATCACTGGTGTTCCTGGATCTGTTCTAGAAAAATTCCTTGATGTTTCTAAGGCAAGAGATGCTAAGTCTCCTCAAGGTGCTAACATCTATTATAAGGATGTTATTAAGCTCAACTCTAACTATCTCTTCTGGGGTTCACACGAAGCAGCAACTGTCTTCGATGTTAATACAGGCGCAACTGGAGACATAGGTGGAGAAGCAGCTAACAGAAAGTTTGACTTACTTAAGAATAACTATGCTATCTTAAGTTCGGATGACCCTTCAGGTGCTAACCCACAGGCAATTCCACTTCTTTATACTAAGAACTCTGCTACCCTGAAGTATAGCCTCAGAGGTGGTGTAGATGGTTACACCGTAGCAAGAGACAAGTTGTTTGACTCATACGATTTATTCAGTGACCCTGAAACAGAGGAAGTAGATTACATCCTCCAAGGTCCATCGATGAGCAACTTCACTGACAGTGTTGCAAAAGCACAGAAGATGCTAGACATCGCTGCTATCCGTAAGGATTGCATGGCATTTGTTTCACCTCCTCGTGACCGTGTTATCGGAGTCCCTTCGACAAATGAAATTGTTGATCGTGTCATTGAGTTCTTTAAAGTTCTATCCAGTACATCTTATGGTGTATTTGATAACAACTACAAGTATGTTTACGATAAGTACAGCGACAAGTATCGCTACCTCCCATGTAACCCTGATGTTGCTGGATTGACACTGAGTTGTGCTCTAAACCAAGAGCCTTGGTTCTCTCCTGCTGGATTTGCAAGAGGTCAGGTAAGAAATGCTATTAAATTAGCATATTCTCCACTTAAGGATCACAGAGACAGACTATATTCTGCTCGTGTGAACCCAATCGTAGCATTCCCTGGGCAAGGTAATGTACTCTTCGGAGATAAGACTGCCCTCGGACTCGCTAGTGCATTCGATAGAATCAACGTTCGTCGTTTGTTCCTAGTTATTGAGAAAGCAATTGCGACTGCTGCTAAGTCACAACTCTTCGAACTCAACGACGAGTTTACTCGTACTGGGTTTAAGAATATCGTAGATCCATATCTACGTGGTGTTCAGGCACGTCGTGGTGTTGTAGATTATCTTGTTGTTTGTGATAGCAGCAACAACCCGCCTGATGCAATTGATCGTGGTGAATTTTTCGCAGAGATATTTGTGAAGCCTACAAGGTCTATCAACTTCATAACTCTGCAGTTCACAGCTACTAGAACTGGTGCGTCGTTCGCCGAAATAGTTGGCTAATCTAATTCTATGATTCCCGTTTCACGTATTAATTAAGGAGTATTTTAAATGGCAGACATTAACCAATCGACCACTGTCCCTAAGGGACAGGTGGATGGAAAGATTATAAGATCGTCAATTGATGATTTTAGAAGTCATATCCAAGAACTAGCCCGCCCCAATATTTTTGAGGTGGAGATTGAGTTCCCCACCCTTATAGAAGGTGCTACAGATGCCAGCGCAAACAATCGTAACGATGCTAAAGCCGTTGCTGCTGGAGAACCACAAATAGAGAACGCAAAAGCGAAGGAGATTTCTAGTTTCCTTGTTAAAGCAGCAAATTTACCTGCTTCTAACATAGGTGTTATCGAAGTTCCTTTCAGAGGTCGTGTTTTAAAAATTTCTGGAGACAGAACATACGAACCATGGCAGGTTACTGTACTCAATGATGAGGCATTCCGTCTACGTCGTAAGTTCGAAGCTTGGTCACGTGCAATCCAACAATTGCAGACTAACCTATCCAGTGCTAGTAACATCCTGTCCTATCAGTCAACTGCTAGAGTCCTACAGCAAAATCGTCAAGGTAAGTTTGCTGCTGGTTACAGATTCCAAGGAATTTGGCCATCAACAGTTTCCGCTATCGACCTTGCATGGGATACTAATGATACTCCTGAGGAGTACACAGTTGAGTTCCAAGTACAATACTGGGAGCCATGTGATGACACAGATACCCCAGGTGCTAAGTCTCGTCTGGATACATAGTTTTAAAACTATCATAAATAACTTTGATAGGACAAAACTGAAACGGGAATAATGTCTCAATTATTTGGTTATTCATTAGACAGGAAGAAGGGGAAGGTTAACGCCCCTTCTTTCGTGCGTAAAGAATCTGACGATGCAGCGTCACCAATTGCTGCTGGTGGATACTTTGGGCAGTATGTTGAGATGGGTGACGCTGCTAATAAAGCAAGCGAGGCAGATTTAGTTGGTAGATATCGTGAAATGTCTCTGCACCCAGAGGCAGACTCTGCAATTAATGATGTAGTTAACGAAGCGATAGCAGGAGATCTCAACGATCACCCTGTAGATATAGACCTTCAGAACATGAAGGTATCTCAAACACTTAAGAATAGAATAAGAGAAGAGTTTGAGAACGTATTAATTCTTTTAGACTTCGATAAGAAGGCATATGATATCTTTCGTAGATGGTACATCGACGGAAGACTTTTTTATCATAAGATGATTAACGTTGACAATCCCTCTGAAGGTATTACAGAACTGAGGTATATTGATCCACGTAAGATCAAGAAGGTTATAGAATTTGATAAGCCGAAAGATCGGCAAGTGCAAATAACTGACCCTGAAGTGTCAACGTTGATCCCTAAGTCGGTAGAATATTACATTTATTCACCAAAAGGACTAAAAGGGTATGAGAATAATGGAATAAGAATAGCACCTGATGCTGTTACATATGCTCACTCAGGGCAATTGGACATGCAGAGGAACTATGTTCTCTCTCATTTGCACAAAGCGATTAAGGCAATTAATCAACTTAGGATGATTGAGGATAGTCTGGTAATCTATAGACTATCAAGAGCACCTGAGCGTAGAATATTTTACATCGATGTAGGTAACTTACCTAAGCAGAAGGCGGAACAATACCTCCGTGAGGTCATGTCTCGCTATAGGAATAAGTTAGTATATAATGCTGACACTGGTGAGATTCGTGATGACAAGAAGTTCATGTCCATGTTGGAAGACTTCTGGTTACCACGTAGAGAAGGTGGTAGAGGTACTGAAATCACTACACTTCCAGGTGGTCAGAACTTAGGTGAGTTGGAAGACGTTAAATATTTCCAGAAGAAATTATATCGTTCACTGAATGTACCTGAGTCCCGTTTGGAATCAGAGAGTTCATTTAACGTTGGTAGATCTGCGGAGATTACAAGAGACGAAGTTAAGTTCCAGAAGTTCATTGTTAGACTTCGTAAGAAGTTTACTGATCTTTTTGATGACCTACTCAAAACTCAATTAGTACTTAAGGGTGTACTTAGTTTAGAAGAGTGGGATGATCTGAAGGAACACATCCAATACAACTTCATTGCTGACAACTACTTCTCTGAGATGAAAGAGAAGGAAGTAATGAATGAGAGGATGGCACTTCTCGCTCAAATGGATCCATTTGTAGGTAAATACTTCAGTTTGGAGTACTTACGTCGCTATATACTTAAGCAGACTGATGCTGAATTCGGTGATATCGATGAACAAATGGCATCAGAAGTCGAAGCGGGAATGGCAATACCTCCCGTAGAGATGCAGAAATTGGAGTTAGCCCAGATGGAACTGGCGGCAACACCGCCCGAACCTGAACCAGTAGAAGAGGAACCACAGATGGAACCTAAAGACTACAAAAAGGGAGAAATCTAAATAGTATTATACGAATTCTAAATCATGCCATCAGAACCAGCACTTGACATCGTTAATTCCGTATTCGCAGGTCAAAAAGATCTGTCAGATTACGTTGATAGTCGTATGAAAGAACTAGCCGTCGATAGTATAGAGACACTTAAGAAAGACATAGGTAATGCTATGTTCGCTCCTACTCCTGACGAGCCAGAAGCAGAAACTTCCACTGAGGAAGAACCTGAAACCGCCGTAGCAACTGCAGAACCAGAGGAAACATCAAATGAAACTGATCACTGAAGAAATTCATGATACTAAAGTCATCACTGAAGGTAAAGGATCTAAAAGGAGAACCTTTATTGAGGGTGTGTTCTTGCAAGGAGCTATAAAGAATCGTAATGGACGTATGTATCCACTGCAAACTCTTAATAAAGAGGTGCAGAAGTACAACGAAAATTACATTAAAAAAGGTCGTGCGATGGGAGAACTAGGACACCCTGATGGTCCTACTATCAATCTAGACCGTGTGTCACACCTCATTACTTCTCTTAAGCAAGAGGGTAATAACTACGTAGGTAAGGCACGTATATTAGACACTCCTATGGGACGTGTCGCTAAAGAATTACTCGATGAAGGCATTAAGCTCGGCGTGTCTTCACGGGGTCTCGGTTCGATTAAAGAAGAGAACGGAGTAAAGGTAGTAATGGATGACTTCATTCTTGCTACTGCTGCTGATATTGTTGCTGACCCATCTGCACCTGATGCTTTCGTAAATGGAATCATGGAAGGTAAGGAATGGATCTGGAATAATGGAGGCATATCTGAACAACGACTTGACTCAATTAAGTCAAGAATTGACTCAGCATCACGGACTCAAATTGCAGAAAGAAAGGTTTCCGCATTTAATGAGTTCTTGCAAAGTTTATAAGTTATAAATAATTAGAGCAAATCACCTGTTTATACGAGGAGACAACGAAATGTCTGAAGCTATTGAGAACCTGGATGAAAACCAAGTGACGGCGAACGCCAACGCTGGTGACAAAGCCCAGAAAAAACTAGAGAATGACGGTAGTCGTCTCGGCGGTGCACAAGATCTTGGTGGACCTACACCATTTAACAGTAAACCCACTGATGATTCCAACAAGTATAAGACTGGTGGTGGACCAACCGCAGTACCCCCTAAGACAAAACCATCTGATGCATCTGCACAGAAGGCAGAGTTCTCTGGTAAGGGTGATGTAAAAGCAGGTCATGAACCTGAAGGAGAGGTGATTGCTGAAACCGAAGCTCCAGAAGAAGAAAATGTAGAAAAGATCGAGATCGATCTATCTGCTGACGTTGCTGCTCTAACAGAAGGAGAGGATCTCTCTGAAGAGTTTAAAGAGAAAGCAAAGACAATCTTCGAAGCAGCAGTTGTTTCCAAGATAAACGAAGAACTAGAGCGTATGCATACTGATTATGCTAAGGTTCTAGAAGAAGAAATCGAGACTGTTAAATCCGATCTTGCAGAGAAGGTTGACGAGACTCTTGCCTACCACGTATCGAAGTGGGTTAAGGACAATGAGATCGCAATTGAGCACGGAATTAAAACTGAAATGGCAGAGAGTGTCATGGCAGGTCTCAAACAAGTTTTTGTCGAGAATTTCATTGATCTTCCCGACGAGAAAGTTGACTTAGTTGATGAAATGACTGAGCAACTCGATACTATGGAGAAAAAACTCAACGAACAGATCGAAGAAAACGTTGGTCTCTCAAAAGAGGTCGGCGGCTATATTAAGAATGGGATTGTGAGCGAGCTGAGTGAGGGATTAAGTCTCTCTCAGAAAGAGAAACTGCAATCACTTGCAGAAGCTGTTGAGTTTGAGAATGAGGAGCAGTTTAGAGAGAAAGTTGCAACACTACGTGAGTCATACTTCTCTACCGCCCCAGCCACTAAAACTGTGACTGAGGATGTACAAGTAGAAGCACAAGCAAATGTAGGTTCAGCTATGGAAGGGTACGTAAGTGCTCTGTCTCGCTGGTCCAGTAAGTGATAATAGTAAACCTAATTTCCTAGAAAAAAATTTAACGCAATGTTTAATTCAGAATCATTGCAGGAAAAGTGGGAACCCATTCTAGAGCATTCCGAGATCGATGGGATCAAGGACAAGTATAGAAAGGCCGTTACCTCCGTCCTGTTAGAAAACCAAGAAAGATTCCTCAGGGAGGAGGCTGGCGTTCTTAACGAAGCCGCTCCTACTATGAGCGCAGGTACTGCTGGATTCAGTGGTTCCTCCACCGCTACAGGTCCTGTTGCTGGTTTCGACCCAGTTTTGATTAGTCTAATCAGACGCTCAATGCCTAAGCTTATTGCTTATGACATTGCTGGTGTTCAGCCTATGACTGGTCCTACTGGTTTGATCTTCGCAATGAGATCACGCTACGGTACAACACGTACAGGTACTTCCAACGAAGCATTCTTTAACGAAGCAGATACAGAGTTCTCAGCAGAGAACGCTGCAAGCGACCTAGGTAGAACTGCACAAGCAGGATCTAACCCAGGACTTCTTAACGCTTCTGGAACCTATAACACTTCAGACGGCATGCCAACGGCAGAGGCTGAAGCATTAGGTGATGCTGCTGGAAACCAGTTCGCTGAAATGAACTTCAGCATTGAGAAGGTAACAGTGACCGCTAAGTCACGTGCCCTCAAAGCTGAGTACAGTTTAGAATTGGCTCAAGACCTTAAGGCAGTTCACGGACTAGACGCTGAGTCTGAACTCGCAAACATCCTCTCAACAGAGGTTCTTGCTGAGATCAACCGTGAAGTAGTTAGAACTGTTTACAAGATCGCACGTCCAGGCGCACAGAACAACACAGCAACCGCTGGTATCTTTGACCTAGACGTTGACTCCAATGGTAGATGGTCAGTTGAGAAGTTTAAGGGTCTACTCTTTAACATCGAACGAGACATGAACGCAATCGGGCATGAAACTCGTCGTGGAAAGGGTAACATCTTGATCTGCTCTGCCGACGTTGCTTCTGCACTATCAATGGCTGGCGTTCTTGATTACACTCCTGCTCTTGCTGGTAACAGCAACTTGCTCCCAGATGACAACAGCAGCACACTTGCTGGAACTCTGAACGGACGCATCAAGGTCTATGTTGACCCTTACTCTGCTAACGTAAGTGATCGTCACTTCTACGTTGCTGGATACAAAGGTTCTTCTGCCTATGACGCTGGACTGTTTTACTGCCCATACGTTCCACTACAGATGGTTCGTGCCGTTGGTCAGGACACCTTCCAACCAAAAATTGGCTTTAAGACTCGTTATGGCATGGTTGCCAACCCATTCGCTGAGGGAACTGCTCAGGGAAGTGGTGCTCTTACTGCTAATGCAAACCGTTATTACAGACGTACTCTTGTTGACAACCTTATGTAAGGTTATGCTCATACAAGCATTTAAAGAGACCCCTGCGGGGGTCTTTTTTATGTGCTATACTATAAATACTAGGTATCACATAGGTACTAGCCATGAACGGCAGACTGGACAAGGTTACAATGACCCACAAGCTCATGCGACTCAAGAATGAGTTGGAAGACAAATGTCAAAGAAATGAGATGGGAGAATGGGAGTGTATAGGAGCAGACAGGTACCTAAATAAGACACTAGAGATCCTAGACGAGTACTATATGTAATGAGACATCATGACACCGATAGACAACGTTTACACCAAGAAGGAGGTAGACGCTCTTATTGACGCAGCTGTTGCCGAAGCACGGGCAATAGATGAAGCATCAATGGCAGAGCACAATTTTAAGGCGACTATTATTAGTATGATTCTCGGATTCATCTGTCTGGCATTATTTGTAGATGGTTTATTAAGAATTTTAGGTATTATCCCACCCTTTATGGACTTGGATGTAAACGTAATAGACAATATTGTAGAAGAAGTTAGTCAAAGAGTGGAGAGTGATGTCATTCCTTTGGTTAAGCAAGGAGCTAAATATATACCAAGGATATGATTGATACTTCACCCGATTCTATTAGGACAATTGCCATAATTGTATTGGGTATAGTGTGGTTTTATCTCTTTAACCAGTGGTTAAGAGAACCAAAAGATGATGATTAACTTTCTATTTGTAGCAACCTCACTGTACCTACTAGTGCAAGCTTTTAGGTTAATGGCTGGTGCATGGAATCTTAATACACCTGAGGTTGATCCCACTAAACCTGTAGTTACTAAGAAAACTATCACTAAACCTGTTCATCCAGAGATGGTTGATGTTAAACCAGGTGATGAGTTGATGGGTGTTACGTTTGCTAAGATCCCACCACCCACTAGTGACCCATTACATGAGTCATTACGTAAAAGAATTACAGAACTAACCCCAGATCCATGGATTGATGAAGAAGATGATGATGACGGTGGAGCACCTGTACCAGCAAGGAGATAAATAATGTTAACTAAAGATGATCGATGTAGAATTAGCATCATAGCCTGTAAGGTTCGCCTTAACAGAGATGTTACTCTTAAAGATATGTTATGGGCAACAGAACTCTGTGAAGTGAGTGAGCAAGCACAGGGTATATGGGATAGGACAGTTCTATGACCAGTAGTTACGAAGAAGGTGGACAAAAAGCGACTAGTTGGAATAGTCAGATAGAGAATAGGAATTTCCTGTCACCTATCGGATTTAGATTTGTCTTGGCAGATTTTCCAAAGATCGCTTACTTCTCACAGTCTGCAAATATTCCTGGTATTGGTGTTAATACTGTAGAACAACCCACTATGTTGGGTAGACCTATACCATGGGATTCACATGGTCTTAATTATGAACCATTTAATTTAAACTTCTTAGTTGATGAGAACCTAGAGAACTATCTTATACTACACAACTGGATCAGAGGTTTGGGTATAGGTGAAGACTTCATAGAACGAACAGAATTAGAAGCAACATCTCTAGAGTCAAGACCTCTATCAGGACATGGTAGGATAGTAAATCCACGTGCTGATGGATCTCTTGCTATACTAAACAGCAATTTCCAAACAAATTTCTGGGTAACATTTAAAGATATGTTCCCAGTGTCCCTTAACGCATTGGAATTTAGTGCTACAATAGATGGTACAGAGTATGCTATGGCACAAGCATCATTTAGATACACCAGCTATAACATAACTGACACATACAATAAGCGACGTAAGCAATTAGAATGAATCTTGATGAAATTCGTGATATGTGGAGGGAGGACTGTAAGATTGACCAGAACGACCTCGACACTGAAAATTTTAAAGTCACCGTTATCCATGAGAAATATTTAAACATCTGGTCTCAATTCAGACTGATGCTTTCTGATGCAGAAGCACGGTGTAGAAGAACTTATAAAGAAAAATTTGAGTATTACTCTGGGAAAGCACCCGCTCAAGTATACAAAGAAAAACCCTTTAACCTTAAGGTACTAAAAGGAGATCTTACTACGTATATCTGGGCAGATGAAGAGTACCTTAGAAGTAAGCAGAAAATAGACTACCTAGAAACTTGTATAAATTATTTGGAGAACATTCTTAAGCAGTGCTCCAATAGGGGTTTCCAAATAAAGAACGTTATCGAACTTAAAAAGTATGCAGAGTATTGACGATGACGGTTATCAAGAAGAAGAACGAAGTTTATCTTAAGGTAACCACAGAACCTCATGTACATAAGGAACTGAGTGAGCACTTCATGTTTGATGTGCCAGGTGCTAAGTACATGCCAGCGTATCAAAAGTTTAAATGGGACGGAAAGATCAGACTATATTCTCCTGGAACAGGTGAAATATATGCTGGTCTTTTTGATTATGTTGCTGACTTTTTAGAAAAGAAAGGATATGAATACAGTATAGAGGAAAGTGATTATGGAAAACCAACCGATACCGAATCTATCATATCACCTGAGGCTGTCACGGGCTATGTGCGAACTCTGGGACTACCATTTAAACCAAGAGACTACCAGTTACGAGCAATTTATCAAGCACTTAGGTATAATAGGAAGGTTCTATTATCACCCACAGGATCGGGAAAATCCCTGATAATATATGCTATAGTGAGGTGGCATCTGGATGGTTGGTATAGGAATTGTTTAATTATAGTACCTACTGTCTCTCTTGTAGAGCAGATGCATAAAGATTTTAAAACATATGGATGGGATTCAGATGATGTACATAAAATCACCGCTGGTTCAGAAAAGTATGTTAATCATTCAGTCGTTATTAGTACTTGGCAGAGCATTTATAAGGAACCCCGTAAGTTCTTTAAACGTTTTAGTGTCATTATCGGGGATGAAGCACATCTTTATAAAGCGAAGTCACTCGCAGGCATCCTCACAAAATGCCACGATGCCAAATACAGAATTGGATTGACTGGCACATTAGATGGGATGGAGTCTCATCAGTTAGTGTTGGAAGGTTTGTTTGGTAGAGTGAATAAAGTTACCAAGACAGTAGAACTCATGAAAAAAGGACACCTAACACCACTGAAGGTGTGTGTCCTACTATTAAAGCATGGTTTTGTACCGTTTGATGACTACCAACAAGAGATGGACTACCTAGTTTCCCATCCAAAACGTAATAATTTAATAATTAATTTAGCATCTGACCTCCGTGGCAACACTCTGATCCTTTTTAACTATATCGAGAAGCACGGAGATCCTTTATGGGACTTGCTAAATAGTAAAGTGAAAGACAATCGAAAGATTTTCTATATTCATGGCGGTGTAGATGCAATGGAGCGTGAAGAAGCACGTCTCATCTGTGAGAAAGAAAAGGATGCTATCATTCTTGCTTCTTATGGTACATTCTCTACAGGTATTAACATAAAAAACCTACACAATGTGATATTTGCTTCTCCTAGTAAGTCTAGGGTAAGAAATCTTCAGAGTATTGGTAGGGTTCTGAGAAAGGGTGATAACAAAGCACAAGCGGTACTATATGATATCGCTGACCACTGTGCTAGAGGTTCGAAAAGTAATTATACACTTCGTCATTTGTCTGCAAGGATTAAAATATACGAAGAAGAGAACTTTAATTATGAAATCAAAGAAGTTAAGTTAAAACATGATTAATTACATACGTCACGATGAACAGTTCTTTGGAACACTTAAACTGTCTACTGGGGAAGAAGTCCTCGGTGAACTTCTAGTGTCTCAATGTCCTGAAACTCAGGATGATATGATTTTTATTCAGCATCCCGCTAAAACTAAAGTCATTGAGATGGATGAAGCTGGCGAACACAAGGTCGCCGTCGGGTTTATGAAATGGATGAACTTTAGTGATGAAGAATTTTATGTTATAGATGAGGACGCTGTTGTAAGTATTGCTCCCATGAGTAAGGAAGCGATTAGAATGTATAGTAGATGGGTTAAGAAAGAAATATTACATGAGCCAGAAGTAGAACGAGGTCAAGTTCCTATTACTCCTAGTATGGGACTGATTGCTAAGGTCGAAGATGCTAGAAAGCATCTAGAGAAGATGTACAAAGAAGAGCCAGAGCGTCCCTCCAACCCTTAACAGTGTTGATCATAATTAATTCTTGACGGGTTGTCAAGCCCCCTTGATTTTTTGACTGTCTTCGTGTAATATAATGTTAACCGTGAAAACAATATGACTGTACTTATGCCACGGAAATCCACCAAGAAAAAAGAACATTACGTGGACAATAAGAAGTTCCTTCACGAGCTGATTATATACCGTAATAAGATCGCACAAGCTGCTGAGGCAGGCGATCCCAAACCTCGTGTAACGAATTACATCGGGGAATGTTTTCTAAAGATAGCAACTCATTTATCCTATCGTCCTAACTTTATAAATTATATGTATCGTGAAGATATGATAGGGGATGGAATCGAGAATTGCATCCAATACATACACAATTTTGATCCAGAGAAATCCTCCAATCCGTTTGCATACTTTACCCAAATAGTCTACTACGCTTATCTAAGGAGAATTGCCAAGGAGAAGCGTCAGCAAGCAATCAGGGAAAAAATATTAGAGAGAAAGGGGTTCGAAGAGGTTTTCCACTCAGATACTAATGATAATCATTCCGATATGAACTACATTAAATCTAGAGTAGAAAGTAACACCCGCTATGGCTAAAAAAGAAGTTCATCGCAACTTCACAATCGAGCAGTGCTCAAAAGGATTGTGGAGGAGTTTTGACCTGGATGGGAATCCAGTGCTCAGTTCTCTAACCAAAGACCATTTAATAATGATAACATCATGGAAACTAAATCGAGACGAGACAGAAGGATTACTCTCCTCGTAGAGGAGCTACGTGTACTGACAGAAGGTGAAGTGGCACACTCGACAACTCTCGATTCTCGTGGTAGAATGTCCAAGAAGATCGTTGTAGAGTATGACATCCAGCAAAAAGATACTGCTGATAACTGATCAGCATTTCGGTGTTCGCAATGATAGTCAGTACTATGTGTCAAAATATCGTACCTTTTATGAAGGTACAGTTTTGCCGTACATAGATAAAAATAAGATTGACACTATAATATGTCTAGGTGATACTTTCGATAGACGTAAGTATGTCAATTTCCATTCACTAGATGCAGCAAAGGAAATGTGGTTTGATCCTCTACAGGAGAGGGGAGTCCACATGTATATGCTCATCGGCAATCATGACATATACTATAAGAATACTCTTAGAGTTAATTCCCCAGAGCTACTCCTATCAGAGTACTCGAACATTGATGTGGTATCTAGTCCACGGGAATTACATATTGGTGGGTGCGATTTTCTTCTTCTACCTTGGATATGTGACGAGAACCGAGCAGAATCTACAAAGAGCATCACTGAAAGTACTGCAAGCATCTGTCTTGGGCATCTTGAGCTTAACGGTTTTGAGGCTGTTCCTGGACATACCATGGAGCACGGAGATGACCCAAACATATTCGATAAATTTCAGTTAGTATGTACTGGACACTTCCATATGAGAAGTCGGAAGAAGAACATACAGTATTTGGGTAACCCGTACCAACTATATTGGAATGATTACGGTCAGGAAAGAGGGTTCCATGTAATAAATACTAGTAGTAAGAGGTTATCTTTTATTAAGAATCCTAACAGGATGTTCCATAAGATCATCTATAAGGATGCTGAGACTTCTAAGATCAATTATAATGAGTTGGAAGGTTGTTATGTGAAGTTGATCGTTGAGACTAAGGAGGATCAAGTTCTATTCGACAAGACCCTCAAGAAGATCAATGAATCTAATGTTGCTGATCTTAAAATTATAGAAGATCAGTTCGTATATCTGGAAGACATTGATGATTCTATAGAGTCTGAAGACACTCTTGCTATACTACAGAAATGTGTTAGTGAAATTGATAATAAAGATGAGATATTTGCTGTATTAAAGTCATTGTATGTGGAGGCTCTCAGAATATAATGTTTGTTCTGGTTGACAAAAACTCAGGAGGGGTGTATGCTGTCAGGGATGATGGCTTAAAGGAACGTGTTGTACAAATTTTCTCAGAATCGGATGATGCTGAGAGATATTATGGGCATTTGATTGCCAATGATTACAAACGCCAACTTAAAGTAATGGAGATAGAAGAGGGTGATGTTAAACGTAACTGCAACCAATTCGGATACCATTACTCAATCATCCAACCTGATGACATAGTGTTTCCACCGATACATGATAACCTTTGAGAAGATCCGTTGGAAGAATTTTCTGTCAACAGGACAGCAGTTCACTGAGTTAAACTTAAACGATTCCAGCAGCACCCTTATTATTGGATCTAATGGCGCAGGGAAGTCTACCATACTAGACGCTCTGTGCTTTGTGCTGTTTAATAAACCTTTTAGGAAAGTCAGTAAGAGTCAGTTGATCAATAGTGTCAATGAAAAGGATACTCTAGTTGAGGTTGAGTTCCTTGTGGGAACTGTTAAATATAAAGTAGTAAGAGGAATGAAACCAAATGTATTTGAGATCTATAGGAATACTGAACTCGTTGACCAAGATGCTGCCCAGAAGGACTACCAAAAGTTCCTCGAACAATCAGTACTCAAACTCAACTACAAGTCCTTTACACAAGTCGTCATCCTCGGATCATCCACATTTATCCCATTCATGCAACTCGGAGCAAGTCACAGGAGAGAAGTTATCGAAGATATACTGGACATCCAGATCTTCTCCCAAATGAATTTCCTCCTAAAGGAAAGAGTTAGAGATATTAAAGAAGAACAACGGCAGTGTGAATATGAATTAGAAATAGCACTGCAAAAGGTCAACATGCAGAGGAAAAACATAGAGAATCTGGAGAAGGTTGATCAAGAGCACACTGCTATTGCTCAGGATAAGTTTAAAGACAATGAAGATAGGGTTAAGGAGATCAAACTTAAGGTTAAGTCCCTTGATAAGGAGATATCTGAGATCACTCCTAGAATATTACTGTTGGATAGGTCTATAGAGAAGCATGAGAAGTATAAAGTCATGCGAACTAAGTTGCATTCCAAGAAAGAGAATGCTACTAAAGATATTAAATTTTTTGAGGAGAATGATACCTGTCCTGTATGTACTCAGACCATAGATTCTGACCTAAAAACAGAGAAAATAGGGTCATTATCCAGTAAGGTGGATGAGTTTAAGGTAGCACACAGTCAGATCACTGAACATATACATACAATCTCAGATGAGGTCAGGGAACTGAGAGCACAGGCCGAAGTTGTGAACGGATATAGGTATGAAATACAGGCATTAACCAAGGAGGAGGTGAAACTTCTCAAGGAGAACACCAGCATCATGACTGGTATGGGTAGTGACAGTACTAGTTTGGAGTCAGAGAGACAGGATTTGGTACGATTTGAGCACAAATTGGGTGAAAAGGAGGAATTTTGTGCCAATGTGAACAAGCAGGGTGACAATCTAAAAACTGTCACCACTTTGTTGCGAGACGGTGGGATCAAGACTAAGATAGTATCGAAGTTTATCCCCATAATTAACCAAAAAATCAATAAATACCTCACAAGTATGGATTTCTACGTGAATTTCACGTTGGATGAAAACTTTAACGAGAAGATACTATCTAGATTCAGAGATGATTTCTCTTATGCATCCTTTTCAGAGGGTGAAAAGCAGAAAATTGATCTAGCACTACTGTTTACATGGCGAGAGATCGCTAAGATGAAGAACAGTGCAAGTACCAACCTCCTAATACTTGATGAAGTTTTTGATTCTTCCTTAGATCAGGGTAGTACTGATGAACTAATGAAGATATTGAGGGGTTTAGGTAAAGATGCTAACCTTTTTGTCATCTCTCACAAGGGTGATATACTATTAGACAAATTTGACAGGCTAGTATCCTTCGAAAAACAATCTGACTTCTCTCTAATGAAGATCCATGACGACACCTAACTGGCAACACAATTCGGGGAAGCCACCGAAGCGAAAACTTAAACCACAAGCACTCCGAAGTGCAAGAGAAAGGCGTAGACAGTTGATAAAGTGTCTACTAAAGACCTCCGATCCTCGTCGGGGGTCTTATAATGTGTACATACATACGAAATCACATGAGTACAGACATCAAAGGAACCCTAGCAAAACTACTTGCCACAGAGAACCTGTTGGTAGAGCACAAGAATGTGGAGACAGCATCCTTTGATGTAGCAAAACGTGTTCTGACCCTTCCAATGTGGGAAGCAAGTAATACTGTATACAACATGCTCGTGGGTCACGAGGTTGGTCATGCCCTATACACACCAGAAGAGGGTCTAGAAGACCTCCCATGCCCCAAAGCGTTCATAAACGTTACAGAGGACGTACGTATAGAGAAGTTGATGAAGAGAAAGTTTCCTGGTTTAGGTAAGGACTTCTATCAAGGTTACCAGCAACTCAATGACAGAGACTTTTTCTCCATTGAGAACAGAAATTTGTGGAAATTATCATTAATAGATCGTATCAACCTTCATTATAAGGTTGGTGCATATGCAGTGATGCCATTTACTGACGCTGAGGTGCCTCTCAGAGACGCTGTAGAGGGTACAGAGACATTCCAAGATGCAATTGACGCAGCAATAGATATATTTCGCTTTATGAAGGAAGAAATTGAGAAACAGAAGGAACAAGTGAAGGCACAGGGAACAGAAGAGATTCCAGGTTCTTCAGGTGATCAGGGTGAAGGTGAAGAGGAGACAGAAGATGATAATGATACTGATGAATATGATAAGGATCCAGATGGAGGGGTTTATGATGAACCACCACGTCCAGAAGAGGACATTGCTGATGATTTCCAAGATGAAATGGATTATTTGTCACCTGAGGAGCAACTTAAGACTGTAGAGACTCAAGAATGCTTTAACGGTAATATGGAGAACCTAAAAGCAAGAGGTGCTAGAGAGGTTACCTATGTTAATCTTCCAGCAGTACCTCTAGACACTATTGTTGTTGATAACAAGATCATCTGGGACAAGGCAGAGCAGTGGTGGAACGATAATGAAGAAGATTTTAACGAGATAGACCTAAAGTTTAATGAATTCTGCAAAAGAACTAAGAAAGATGTTAATTATCTTGTAAAAGAGTTCGAATGTAGGAAAGCAGCAAGTACTTACGCACGTACATCTTCTTCTAAGACTGGTGTCATTGATACAAGTAAGTTACACAACTATAAAATCGCTGAAGATATCTTTAAAAGGGTCACTAAGACAACAGATGGCAAGAATCATGGTCTTATCTTCCTTCTTGACTGGTCTGGGTCTATGTCAAGAGAAATATCTGATACAGTCTATCAGTTAATCAACTTATGTCAGTTCTGTAAGAAAGTTGACATCCCATTTGATGTATATACTTTCACTGCTGATGGTGGATACTACTGTTCTCAAGAGGAACCATGGGATTACCCTGAGTTGGATCATAAACAAGGAGAACTATGGATAGAGGATCGTTTTAGACTTTGCAACCTTTTAACTAGTAAAGGTAATAAGCAGGACTTCCAAAGACAGTGCCGTAACCTCTATCGTGTTGCATACTATTATGAGGGTTACTATTATGGCATCTATGGTGAGGTTAAAGCTGTACCTAGACCACCACATTTCTTAGGACTAGGTGGAACACCACTGAATGAGGGTCTAGTTTGTGTAAATGAATTGATTCCACAGTGGAAAGCAGCACATAACGTAGAGAAGACACATCTTGTAGTCCTCACTGATGGTGAAGCAAACTGTATGGGGTATGGTCATGAGAGAACCAACTATGTGGATCGTGTTTACTGCAATGCAATAGGATGGGGTACATGTATTCGTGATAGAAAGACTGGTCGTTATTATTCAGACATTAAGAACGGTAATGTTTCCTTAACTCAGACACTTATTCGTATCATTAGGGATCATAATCCTGGTACTAGTGTCTTAGGGTTCAGAATCTGTCAACCAAGAAATCTTTCTATGTTCTTAAGGATGAATGATATCTGGAGTACTGAGAAGTACAAGAGAGAGTGGTCTAAGAATAAGTCTGTGGTTATTACAGACACTTCATACAATGAATTGTATGTTATTCAGTCAAATGATAGCAGTGAGGAGGTCTCTATGGAGGTCAAGGAGGATGCTACTAAGGGTCAGATTCGTACTGCCTTTAAGAAAGCACTAAAGAAGAAGGTTAACAACCGTCGCATCCTTGCTACCTTCGCAGGACAGATTGCATAGTGTCCACTGGGGGTACACAACCCCCCTTCTATGCCCTATAATAAACACATACAAACAAAAGAAACACATGCCATTCGAACCAGTACCAGTCACATCCGATGATCTTGTAGCATTCTTATCAGAGAGACACGGTGAAGAGGTACAGACACCAGCATTGAGGGAAGCAGCAGCACACTATAACTGCTCCTATGCTACAGTTAAGAAAAGACTTCAGAAGTATAATGTGGGTAAAGGTAAATGGAATCTTACCGTTACTGAAGCATTAGAAAGAAATTTCCAGCAACCAGCAGTATCACCAGCAGTGGAGATTAAGAACTTGGTACCTGATGTAGACTCTAACTACGTACCTTTTGGTAACTTTAGTGACCTTAAGAAGATCATTAAGTCAAAGGTTTTCTATCCAGTATTCATCACTGGTTTATCAGGTAACGGTAAGACCTTTGGTGTAGAGCAAGCATGTGCTAATCTAAAGAGAGAATTGATTAGAGTTAATATTACTGTAGAGACTGATGAGGATGACTTGATCGGTGGGTTCAGGCTTGCAAATGGTGACACTGTATGGCATAATGGTCCTGTGATTGAGGCACTCCAGCGTGGTGCAGTCTTGTTATTGGATGAGTTAGACCTCGCTAGTAATAAGATCCTTTGCTTACAATCCATTTTGGAGGGAAAAGGTGTCTTTCTTAAGAAGACTGGTCAGCAGGTGTATCCTGCTCCTGGATTCACAGTGGTTGCAACTGCAAACACTAAGGGTAAAGGATCTGATGACGGGCGTTTCGTCGGAACAAACGTGCTTAATGAAGCATTCTTAGAGAGATTCCCTCTCACATTTGAGCAGGAGTACCCTTCACCAGTGGTGGAGAAGAAACTTCTCAACAATTACTGTTCCGAGTTGGACTGTTGTGACGATGAGTACATTACTAACCTATGTACATGGGCAGAAATCATCCGTAAAACCTTCGCTGAAGGTGGAGTGGATGAAGTTATAAGTACTCGTCGTCTAGTCCATGTGATACGTGCTTTTGCTATCTTTGGTGATAGACTTAAGGCAATCAAGGTATGCTTAAATCGTTTCGATGATGAAACAAAAGAGTCATTCCTAGAACTTTACACCAAAATTGATGCTAAAGTGGATGTATCCGATGCAGAACTATTGCAGGAATTAAATGAAGTATAGAGAAGACGATACGATCAAAGTGGTGGAGGATTATATTTCCTCCACTTACCGATCACACTACTCCAATGAGGAGAAGGGGGTGCAGACTCTGGACTTACTGGAATCAATCGGTACTGCCGAACAATTCTGTCAGTCAAACATCATTAAGTATGCATCCAGATATAAGAAGAAGAGTCAGCATAAAAGTGACGTGCTAAAAATCATACACTATGCTATACTGTTATACTACTTCTCTGGTACCTCTTATCCCAATGACAAACCAGAGCAAATTGGAACACCCCCATCCCTAATGGACTACGAATGATTATGAAATTTACTGAGTATGAGATGGAAGTGTTGAGATCTTTTAACCAGATCAACCCTTCTATCATTTTTAATCCAGGGCATAAGGTAGCGACGATTAGTAACAACAAGAACATTCTTGCCAGTGCTAATTTTAAGCAGGTATCGTTTCCTAAGCAAGCACCTATCTATGATCTATCTAATCTGATCAGCAGTATTAATATACTTGCTACAGATGACAAACCAGACATTAATTTTGGTGATAATCTTGTTACATTGGAACAGAAACGTAGTAAGATTAAGTATTACTATGCTGAACCACGCATGGTAACAACACCACCTGAAACTATTCAGGATTTGGGTGCTCCTGTAGTCTCTACAGTACTACAACACTCACAATTGTTACAGATAGAACGTGCTGCTAGTACCTATCAACTCCCAGATATATGTTTTACTGGTGAGAAGGGTGTACTCACTGCTGTTGTGACTGATAAGCGTAACTCATCTTCCAATTCACTTGAGATTGAGTTAGGTAAGGCCGAAAATGACTTCTGTTTCTGTATGAAGATAGAGAATCTCTCTGTCATTAACCTCAGGGGTGGTCAATATACACCATGTTCTGCATATGATTTGGATATCTATGCTGCAAAGGTTGCTAGGTTTACAGGTGTTATAACAAAGGGTGCAGAAGATTACGTCAGTTCTTTAGAGTATCTCATTGCACTGGAGCCTGATAGTGAGTATTGATTCAGTTTTAGTAGGTGACTGTCGAGAGACGCTCAAAACTATAACTGAGAGACCACGTATGTGCGTCACCTCACCACCTTATTATGGTCTCAGAAACTATGGAGATGAAGAGGATCAGATAGGTCAAGAGAATACTCCTGAGGAGTATATAGAACAGTTGGTACAGGTGTTTAGGGAGGTTCGAAATGTGCTTGCAGATGACGGAACTCTTTGGGTTAATATTGGGGATAGTTACTATAATTACAGGCCAGGTAGAGGACAAGGACTGGTTAAACAAACAGTCTCAAATACAAAGCAAGATCTACCAGATGTGTGTCCTCGTAGAGGAAATAAACTACCAGGACTCAAAGAAAAAGACCTTATAGGTATCCCATGGATGCTTGCCTTTGCACTACGTGCAGACGGTTGGTATCTACGTCAGGATATTATTTGGCACAAACCTAATCCCATGCCAGAGAGTGTACGTGATCGTTGCACTAAGTCACATGAATACATCTTTCTTTTAAGTAAGAACAAGAAGTATTTCTATGACAATGAAGCGATAAAGGAACCTGCTAAGGACTGGGGTACTAGGAAGAGAGATAATGGTAAGTATCACAATCCAGGCACAGGTTTACAACCTCATAGTGGTCTTACAAAGAGTTATCCTACTAAGAATAAGAGATCTGTCTGGAGTGTCACTAACAAACCTAGCAAAGTTAAGAGACACTATGCTGTATACCCACCAGACCTCATAGAACCATGTATTAAAGCAGGTTCTGAGGAAGGTGACATAGTATTGGATCCATTCATGGGTTCAGGTACTACTGCTAGGGTTGCAAATTCACTCAATAGGCATTATATTGGGTGTGAACTACATGAGGGGTATGTAAATGGATGACTTCTTATGGGTGGAAAAGTATAGACCTGAGAAGGTAGATGATTGTATCCTACCTGAAGAAACCAAGAAGATGTTTAAGGGGTTTCTTGCTCAAGGTGAGATACCAAACCTTCTTCTGACTGGTCCTGCAGGTATTGGAAAGACAACCATTGCTAAATCATTATGTTATGAATTAGGGGCAGACTATTATGTCATTAATGGATCAGATGAGGGAAGGTTTCTTGATACAGTTCGGAATCGTGCCAAGAGTTTTGCGTCTACAGTATCTCTCACAAGCAAGTCGAAACATAAAGTCCTCATCATCGATGAAGCAGACAATACCACTCCCGACGTACAACTCCTTCTTAGAGCGAGTATTGAGGAGTTCTCCAAAAACTGCAGATTCATTTTTACCTGCAATTACAAGAACAAAATCATCGAACCACTCCACTCAAGATGTTCAGTAGTTGATTTTCATGTTAAAGGTAAAGAGAAAGCACAACTAGCGACTCTATTCTTTAAGAGAGTACATACTATCCTTGCAGAAGAGAACGTTAAGTTTGAGATGAAGGTAGTTGCAGAGGTTGTACAGAGACATTTCCCTGACTTCAGACGTACTCTTAATGAGTTGCAGAGGTATGCTTCAGGTGGACAGATTGATGTAGGTATACTGGCACAGGTTACAGATGTTAACATCACATCTCTTGTTGGTTATCTGAAGAACAGAGAGTTCACTAACATGAAGAAGTGGGTGACGAGTAACATGGATACAGAACCTCATGTTATCATGAGAAAGGTCTATGATAACTTGTATAACTATCTTGTACCCAAGAGTATACCAGAAGCAGTCTTAGTCATAGGAGAGTATCAATATAAGTCTTCGTTTGTGATGGATCAAGAGATCAATTTGGTTGCGTTCTTGACAGAATTAATGATGAGGTGTGAGTTTAAATGAGCGAACCACATAAAAAGATTCACCAATTATTTCCAGTACCAGTCTGGGAGTATAGGTTAGATGAGAGAGATATGTGGATGTCTGAGCAGGCATTGGAGTACTGTAAGACATTAGAGATGCAGATGTATAACTTCCCTGCTGGTGTACGTACCAGTAGAGGTGACATCCATAAGGAACCAGAGATGGAACCCCTTATGGGATTTTTTGCTGATGTTTTGGATGAGATTAGATGTGCTCAAGCACTACAGTGCCATGAGTTAAAGATATCATTGTCATGGGCAAACCTTGCACCTAAGGGTAGTAACACAGGACATCCTATACATCGTCACAACTACTCATATCTTAGTGGTGTATACTATTTTACAAAGGGTGCACCTACTACCTTCTGGGATCCATTAAACATTCGTAATGAAGATACTCTAGAGATCATTAGGGATCATATTAATCCTACTCAGGAGATAATAGAGGCAGAACCTGGTAAACTATTGGTATTTCCAGGTTGGTTAAAGCATCAAAGTGGTCCTCATAATGGTAAAGAGGATCGTTGGTCTATGAGTTTTAATTCTTTACCTAATGGTCCTGTCAATGCAGGTCCACAGGGTGTACCAATGGCGAACTTAACAGTCAATTAATTATGAAACTAGTGAAGACTCCACTGCGTTATCCTGGAGGTAAATCCAGAGCAGTAAAACAATTATATAATTGGTTTCCATCTGATGTGCATGAGTACAGGGAACCATTTATAGGTGGTGCTTCTATGGCACTATACTTCTCACAACTACACCCAGATATACCTGTGTGGGTTAATGATAAGTACACATATTTGTACAATTTTTGGGTTCAGTTACAGGAGAGAGGTAATGAATTATCTGATGCATGTTATAAGGTCAAGACAGACCACCCAGATGATGACACTGCTAGAGAACTCTTTGATAAGACTAAGAAAGATATCGAACACGCAGAACCTTTTGATCAAGCTGTTCTTTTTTGGGTTCTTAATAAGTGTAGCTATAGCGGGTTGACTGAGAACTCATCGTTTTCACCTGCTGCATCACGTCAGAACTTTACATTGCGTGGTGCTGCTAAGTTAAAGAACTATCCTGACATAATTAAGAACTGGCGTATCACTAATGAAGATTATGAGGTAGTGATGAGTGATACTGGTGGTGATAATGTTTTTTGTTTCTTAGATCCACCATATAAGATCAAGTCATTCCTTTATGGTACTAAAGCAGACCTGCATAAGAACTTTGATCACCCAACCTTTAAAGATATCTGTTCTGTATGCCCACATAAGTGGTTGCTAACATATAATGTTGATCCTGACATCGAACAGGCATTTTCGTTGTATAATCAGAGGTACTTTAGACTTACCTATGGTATGCAACACCGTGCTAATAACGTGAAGGATGAATTACTCATCTCTAACTACGAAATTAACCCTGTAAACCCCCTTGAGAAGGTGTTATATGCCTGATTATGAGTACCCTCTGAAGGATTATCTTAATGGTATTAATCTGAAGCAAGGAGACTTGGAATCGGATGAACGTGCCATGAAGAAGTATCCAAAATTCGTGGTCAATAAGTTATTGGCCGAACATATTGACTGTATAATGCATGTCAATGAGATGAATCGTTACTATAACATAGATAACCTCCTGCAATATCAGTATTTTCTATATAGTATTAGGAAATCAAAGAGATTTTCTCCTTGGAATAAGAAATCTACCGACAGCGATTTGGAATTGGTCAAACAATTTTATGGTTATAGTAATGAGAAAGCAAAGGTAGCACTCTCTCTACTATCAAAAGAAAAGCTAGACGTAATAAAAGCGAAACTTGATACTGGAGGAAGGAGATGAGTGACGAGATCAGTTGGTCTCAGGATATGATGCTGGAGGTTACACTAAAAGAACCAGACGATTTTCTGAAGATTAGAGAAACCCTTACACGGATTGGTGTAGCCTCTCGAAAAGAGAGAAAACTATATCAGTCGTGTCATATTCTACACAAGAAGGGTAAGTATTACATAGTCCATTTTAAGGAACTGTTTGCACTGGATGGAAAACCTGCTAACATAACTAAGAATGACATAGAGAGACGCAACAGAATCGCTAAGCTACTATTCGATTGGGGTCTTGTAGAGATACAAGAAGACCTTCTATCAAATGATGGGTGTGCACCACTCAATCAGATAAAGGTACTATCCTATAAGGATAAGAGCGAGTGGATATTAGAATCAAAGTACAACATAGGGAAGAAGAAAGTTATCACTGAAACATAATGAAATTTTTGGGATTGAGGATCGAAGATCACGATTCCAATATCACCTATACTGATGGTACTAAGGTACGATATTGTGCAACCGAAAGACTCTTCGGCATTAAACATCATGGATACGATAACACTTGGCAATGGCAGGATGTGCTAGACTCTTGGGGTGTCAATGCAGATGAGTTAGATGCTCTTGCAATTATCTCAGATCAGATAACCTTTGAGGATGGTGAAACCTATCGTGAATTGGACATGGGGTTCCCATGTAGGACGTTCGCAGTAGACCATCACTATTGTCATGCTCTGAGTCTTTGGCCACTAGGAGAAGTCCCTTACACAAATTACATCTATGACGGTTTTGGAAATAATGATCGTAGCTATTCCCTTATTCTTGGGAATAAGATTGGCTGTAGCCACAGTGTACTTACTACTGGGTCTATCGGAGTCGAAATGGCGAAGGTCGGAAGAGCACTCGGAATCGAAGCAGACCCACACGGATTAGATTTAGCAGGTAAGATCATGGGTCTTGCTGCATATGGACTTGTAGACGAAGAATATTATCATAAGATATCACACAGTCATCTAACTGATATCAAGAAGATATGGAACTATGATTCTTGGGATCGTAAGTGGGATAATGACTTTGATATTAACTGGTTACGAACAGTACATGAGTATACTGGTGATCAACTAGCACTGTATATGAATCATCCTGTAGGTGGTGATGATGTCATAGGATATAGTGGTGGTATAGCACAGAACTGTGTGTTTAATGGTAAGATATTGAGTGGTGATAAGAAGATAATGATCCCACCTCATGCTAATGACTGTGGTCTGACCCTAGGTGCTGTAGAATTTTTGAGACAACACTACCATGAGGAACCATTTAGTAATGAAGGGTTCCCATTCTGGCAGGATGATGAAGGTACTGAAGAGGTGAGTGATCAGGTTATATTAGAGACTGCTGAGGCACTTGCTGATGGTGATATAGTTGCATGGTATCAGGGACATGGTGAGATAGGACCTAGAGCATTAGGTAACAGGTCTATCCTTATGAACCCACGTCTACCTGATGCTAAGGACACACTTAATAGGAAGGTAAAACATAGAGAACACTTCCGTCCTTTTGGTGGTTCAGTTCTATTAGAGGATGTTGATAAGCATTTTGAGTGGACTGGTGCATGTCCTTATATGAATGTGTCTGTACCAGTAAAGGATGATGGACTGAAAGCAATCACTCATATAGATGGGTCGTCTAGAATACAGACAGTAGATGGTGATGGATCATATGCTAGACTCCTTAGGAAGTATAAAGAGATAACAGGTGATGGTGTACTACTTAACACCAGTTTAAATGTCGGTGGTAAACCTATTGCTGGTCATAAGTGGGAAGCTAAAGAGATGTTCTCTAAGAGGGGTATAGATGTACTAGTTATTGGGGATGATATTTTGTCTAAATAGCCCAGTTACTCTGGTTACATGTCCGAAGAAGAAATTAAAGAAGAAGTAGTAGAAGAACCCAAAGAAGAAAAGAAAAAAGGTTTCTTTGGTAAAGTGAAATCTGCTATCGTTCCCGATGCTGACGAACAGGCAGCAATCATCAGTACAATGGTCAGAATTACTGTCCTTGCCTGGTCTGGGGGAATATTGACTCTTAATTATGTGGCGATTCCAGGTGTACCGCAACAAAAAATAGATCCGACTTTTATAGCTTCAGTTTTTACTGGAGTTTTAGCTAGCTTTGGGATTCAGACAGCATCTAAGAAGGGTGATGGCACCATGAAGATGGATAAGAATGGTAATCCTGCTGGTGGACCACCACCTGTCACTGCTAGTGATATAGAAGCAATCATAGCGAAAGCTGGACCTACTCAAACTATTCGTATTGAGCAAGCACCTCTTAAAATAGTTGGTGTCTCAACCGAAGATGAAAAACCTTACAAACTATAGAATCATGCAAAAAATTGTTAACGTACTAGCACTAGTATCTTTCGTAGGTATAGTTGGTGTAGTGGGAGCTGGAGGATATGTTTTCCTTCAGAAGGATGCTATCATTAAAGATGTAACAGAGTCCGTATTGGGTGATGTGCTTGGTGATATGCCAGCGATCCCAGAAGTACCTGCTACAACAGGTGGAGTTGCACCACCAGCAGGACTTGCTATTCCTAAGTAGTGGACATACAGGAGATTATGGTTAGGATGCGAGAGATTCAGAATCCTCGCATCAATATCATAGACAATACTACTATTACTACGAGTACTATCCCAAACACTCAGGTATCTGAAATAAGAAATCAGGATATCCAAAATGTTAATACTGGGGATATTAGAACTTATGAGATTAGGGATCCTGTTGTGTATGGTTTGACTGTACCTGTCACTGTGAGTGCAGGTAAACCTATTGTTAACATACCTGGTTGTGTTAAAGCACACAAGGATGGGGGCAGTAAGAATAAGAACCTCGTAGACGATGACCCTAAGGGTGTAATGACGTACTGTGATGGGCAGTCACCATCATTTAATTCTATGGATTATAATGCTGATGAGTTAGTAATTAAGCAGGAAAAATACGAACCAAACCTCAAGATACCACCACCTGAGGTTCCAGAACCACCTGAGGTTCCACCGATAGAATGCTATGATCCACAGATCAAAGACCCTGTAACGGGTCAGTGTATTGATAAACCTACACAGAATACCGAACAAAAGGATGATGGTCCTTCGTTCGCAGAACAATATTTACCTGAGATGAGTACGGTTACCACTACTGCAGCGATAGCAGTGGTCGCTACCTCATCAGCATTACTTGCTAAACCATTAGCAGATCTATTACTTAAGGTCATTAAACCTGCAGTCAAGCAGGCAATGACCAAAATCCAAAGACTACTGGGTAAGAATCCATATAAGCCATCAAAGAGTGAGATACAAGCTAACGCATACAGAGAGAAGAAAGGACTGCTACCACTAAAACCTCAGAAAAAGAAGAAGTAGGCATAAATTTTTGTGTATATGTATCAGCGTATACGGACCTAACTTGTATAAATAATGGTAGAATTGGGACAACCAAGATGCATCCAAACCTCTAAATTATGAGGTCCACGTTGAGTAAAGGAGGAACCAAATGTACAGTCATCTATCATCAAATCAATTGGCAGAATGGAATCACAACATTGAGCAGACACCAATAGAAGACCCTATAGACGAATACTTTGAGTGCTTGATTGAGTGTGATGATAGTCAGTCCAGTTGTCGAAGACTCTGCGGAGATCTTCTAAAGTAAAATTCATTCATTTGCTTCGTCCCTCCTTGAGAGGGACTTTTTATTTTGCTAAATAGATTAGTTTGTCCAAAAATAATGACAGCCCTAATTGATCCAAAAGAATATTCCGACGTGGTTGACCTATTGAGGTCATTTTTTTTGTCTAAAAATTTCCTTGAGGTTCATACCCAAAATCGTTTAAGTATTCTTGCTGCTTGTGAAGACCCAGAAACCGTAGCAACCTATAATTACAATGGTCAAGTATGGCCACTGCCACAGACAGGTCAGATGTGGTTAGAATATGAATTACTATCCAACCCCAAAGCAGAGGGGTTTTTCTGTGTCTCAACGTCATACAGGGCAGAACCAGATCCTGTACCAGGAAGACATGAAGTTATCTTCCCCATGTTTGAGTTCGAGATGAAGGGTGGTGTTAAAGAACTCGAAGATATGGAGAAAGAATTGTGTGAATGGTTAGGTATACCATTAGACCAAGTGAATGTTAAGACCTATAAGGATTGGGGTGACAAGTTTAATGCAAAAGAACTTGACCACGATCATGAGAAAAAGATTCGTCGAGGTATGATTACTGAGTTCCCTGAATGGACATCACCTTTCTGGAACATGGCAAGAAATTCTGACGATACCAGTAAGAAGATTGATGTTATCTTAGGTGGTAAAGAAACTATCGGTAGTGCTGAAAGGAGTACCGACAAGGATCAGATGAGAGAGACCTTCTATACTATATCAGATGGTAAGTATGCTCAACTTATTATTGATCTGTTTGGTAAGGAAAGAGTAGAGAAAGAACTAGAAGAGTTTCTTGAGTTCGACTTCTTCCCTAGGAGTGGAGGAGGTATAGGTATACAGCGTCTTATATCAGCCCTTAAGTAGGGCTTCTATGTGAGGTGACGAAACTGGTAAACGTGGCAAGCTGTTTCCTTGCTGTTCTGTTTTGGCGGGACTTGGTGGTTCGACTCCACCCCTCACAGTTATTTGTCTACAACAGCTGGATTAGATATTGAGATTGGTTCGAATACGAAGTCTTCATTAGGACCTATGGTTTCTCTCTTGATGAGTGTTGCCTTTCCTTTATCATCATACTCAAAGACTGATACCTCTGTTGCTGATGTCTTTACTCGTACTGTCTTATTTTTAATGGTTTGATTACCATCTCCATCAATCTCATAGGTTGTTACTTCATCCTTATTGTCGTTAGCAGTTACCTGTGGGATACTATGTGAGTGATTTGGTAGTCCGTTCTGTGGTAAAGTAACCACAACGTCAGCACAAACACTAGCATATGGTGACTTCGGATGGAACTTTATACCAGATTGCATAAGTTCACCACAATTTTTGAGACGAGCTATCTCAAAGTCTAGTCTTTTGTTGGCAAGTATTTGATTTTGTAGTGCTGTCTGTGTATTATATGCTCTCTTACAACCGTTCTGTAGTTGTCTATCTAAAGGTATTGATACCGTTGCACTTATACCTAAATTAAAATTCAGGTTGTCCTTCTGTCCAGTCCTAGTAGGAATGTAGTAGAGGATCTGACCTGGATCATCTGGGATCCCATCGTCATCATTGTCTGCATTGTTGTAGACAGGATCATCATAGTAATATTCCTTAGGATTCTGATGCGATAACGCATGTGTCACGAACGGTGTGATATTGAGGGTAGGCCCCTGACACGAGATCCCATTGCCATATGTGTTTGTAATATATGGACCTTGTAATACTTGTATTGCCTGGTTGGTGACTGAGCCCGAACTATTAGCTATCGGATTGGCAGTCGCACTAACACCTCCTACGTCTGCTGCATAGGTAGGTGAACATGTTAACGCTGCAATTACTGGGAGAAGATACTTGTTGTATCTGTTACGCTTGTTACGTTGGTGGTACGTTGGATTATCGTCTGATTGGATATACCTGGTCCCATATATGTAGTCGTTAGTTGGAATGCCGCTCCTGGAGTCGTTATTGTGTAGTCTCCTAGGGTGGATAGATCCAGTTGAGATGTTGTCTGGGGCGTTGTGTCTGTGGCTGAACCAAGTACGTCTACTGTACCCGCTGTTACGTTTGCGTCGGGTAATAGACTTGATCCATTGTGTGAAATTCCTGTGCCCGTTACTGAATATTGCCATCCTGTATTATAGTCAATAGAATTAATCGTCTCAGTCACTGTCGAGGTTGTCTCGGTGTGGCTCGTCATTGAGCCTTGGGTGAAGTTGGGGACCACGGGGACCGCCATCGCAGGTACAACACTTACAAGTGCAGTACCCACAGCAGTCACATATAGGGCAATCGTTTTCTTCATCACTATATATCACTATCTTACGGTGAGTTCAGATACGAATTGCGTTGTTAATGTAGTACCTGCACCACCAGCAGAAGGAGCAGCATCACCAGTAGCAAATCCGTGAGCACTGGTAACGTTACCAGCTAGGTCTCCAGCAGATCCAGCAGCAGTAGAATACTGATTAGAGTATGCAGCAACAGCACCAGTAGAAGGTGCAGAACCTATAGCGTCCCCTGTAGTCAGACTAGTTGTGTAGCTGAATGCATTTCCAGCAGTCGTTTGTGTGGCATCTGGCACTACAAACGTAGCAACGCCTGTATTACTTACAGCAGATATACCGCCAAGACTTGCACCAGCAGATCCACCAGACGGTGTTACTGTTGTTGTGACATTATTTCCTGATATACTAAACGTATTTCCAGATCTGGTAACAGATGTCGCAGCTGCGTCCACAGTTAACGCAGAACTTGTAGTCATACGGTGGTGTATATCGGCTCTTGCAACAGAGCCACTCATCAAAATCATACCGAAAAGCAAGAATACTTTTCTCATGTGTTTATACCTAGGTGATTCTATTTAGCTGATTGAGACATGTTACAAATGTACTATTCGGAAAGCACTACCCCTAGTATCAGGCCGATATGCTATAAATATATGTGGTTGCCTTCGGGGACCACACAAACAAACTCGCTTAGTAAAGGAGCATACCAATGGGAAACCTAACACGTTATCGTGCGACAGATCTTCCACAGCTAATGGAAAAGATCAACAAGTATGGCATAGGATTAGATACATACTTTGATTCTTTCTTTAGTCAAGATCAATCGACAAACTACCCACCCTACAATTTGATTCATCTTAGTAATCATGAATCACGTTTGGAGGTCGCACTAGCAGGATTTAAAAAGGATGAAGTCAAAGTGTATACCGAGTATGGTAAACTCTTTGTAGAAGGTAAGGTAGAAGAGAAAGAAGAACCAGAGTATGCTTACAGGGGACTCTCTAAGAGGAACTTCAGTAGGTCATGGCAACTCTCTGAGGATGTAGAGATCAAGCATGTTGATTTCGAAGATGGACTACTGAATGTCTTACTTGGTAAGATAGTTCCTGAGCACCATGCAAGAAAAGACTATATGTGATAGTATACATATAGTAACTACATATCCAGAGTGAAGTTCGAAGATTATTACAAAGAATTTTGTGAGGTTTTTGGTCATCCACTCTGGATGCTGCCAATGATGTGTATAGGATTCTTCCTTATGGTAGAAGTTATGCATACCAAATACCATATGGATGGTACACAGGATGCACATGGATTCTGTGGCAGGCAGGAATGGGTAAAAGAATTAATGGAGGAGGATGACTACTGAATCACAATTTACAGAAGTACCTGGTACTGACGTATCAGATACTGCACCAGGACTAATTCCAGAATCATTTCCAGGAGGTGATCCACTATCAGAGATTCATCAGCATTTGCACGATCTAAATCAAAAGGTAGATCATTTATTAAAGTCAAGGGTGGAACTTCTATCTAAGATAGACCATCTACTTGAGCATGCACATCAACCATTGGAGGGTCACATAACCCTTCATCCACCTGCTAAGGTGCCATCAGGGGAAGATGTATGGGACGGTGATCCTAACTGTGAAGATTGTATACCAGATCCCGATCTGATATAGAGCCTATATAAAACACAACCGAAGAGACCTCAGGGTCTCTTTTTGTTTGGAGACAAAAATGAATATGTATGTTAATCTATGTCCAGCATACACTGAGAAGAGTGAGACTCTTACAGTGGACATTCCACCTGATCAGATGGATGAGTTTATGCAATATGTCCACATTCTATCTGAAGAGAAGAACATTAATGCCCGTCGAGCATTCACAGATTTAATTAAAGAATCGTACTACACACTAATGGAGAAAGATTATGAGCGTAAAGGTCGTAAGAATGCAAAACGGAGAGGACGTAATCGCTGACGTTAAGGAGATGCGTCAGAGTGAGGAAGGTCCTGCTATGGCATATAAATTGGAATTTCCATATGCTTTAACTATCAAACCTAATGGAACGTTACTGTTGGAACAAGAACAGTCACTTGATTTAGATGAGATTGACATAGAGTTTCAGACATATGTTCCATTGTCAAAGCACTCTTATATATTCATACCGATACCATCAGTGGCACTTATATATGAACCACATGATAACCTCTTATCAAAGTACAACGAACTGTTAGAATCCAATGCTCAAACTAATACTACTGAAGACGAACTGCCAATTACACCTGTTGGGACAGCTGACTGAGTTGGATGAAGAACCTAGTCTTCTCATAGAGAAATGTATGAAGGTGAATGATGATGGTTCATTAGAACCATACCCTAAGCATACAGACCAGAGAGATTTGTTCTTGACATCTGACCTACTCTTTACTATAATGGATCCATCTGCTACTATTGCAGATGCTTACAAGAAAGCGACTGGAGGTTGATGGATTTTTATACGGACGTTCTTCTCCTTGGCGATGATATACTCTATAGAGGGTATGAAGGCCAAGAACCTGTCCAGTACAGGGAGAAGGTTCGACCTACCTTATATTTTGTACCAGAGGATCAATCCAAAAAGTCAAAGTATAAGACTCTAGATGGACGTTATGCACACCCTAAGAAGTTCGATGGAGCTAGGGATGCTCGTAGTTTCATTGAGAAGTATGAGCATGTTGATGGTCTAGAGGTACATGGGTACGAACGGTTCGTGTATCAGTACATTGCTGAGAGATTCCCTGACGAGATCCGTTTTGATATGGATGCGATGAAGATCTTTACGATTGACATCGAAGTTGGATGTGATAATGGGTTCCCCTCTGTTGAGGAGTGCCGTGAGGAGGTGCTATGCATCACCATGAAGGATGTTGTCTCCAAGAAAATTGTTACTTGGGGTAGCAGGGAATTTAATGCTCCCGATAACGTAGAGTATCGGGTCTTTTGGACGGAGCAGGAGTTGTTACAGGACTTCCATACGTGGTGGGTCAATAATACTCCCGATGTCATTACAGGTTGGAACTGTAATTTATATGACATCCCGTACATCTGTCGTCGCATGGAGCGGGTGCTAGGTGAGAAGTGGAAGAAGTCCCTCTCACCATGGAATAGAGTAGTAGATAGAGAGTTAGTCATTAGGGGTCGTAAGCAACTGGCATATCAAATTGCTGGTGTTACGATCCTTGACTATCTTGATCTCTATCAGAAGTTTACTTATTCAGCACAAGCATCCTATCGACTTGATCATATTGCTAATGTGGAACTAGGACAACAGAAACTAGATCACAGTGAGTATGAGAACTTTAAAGCATTCTATACAAACGATTGGCAGAAGTTTGTAGAGTATAATATACTTGACGTGGAACTTGTTGACCGTTTGGAAGACAAGATGAAACTAATTGAGTTAGCATTAACCTTATCTTATGACGCTAAGGTTAATCTGTCTGATGTTTATAGTCAGGTACGTATGTGGGACACTCTCATATATAATGACTTGACGAAGAGAAACATTGTTGTTCCACCAAAGATAAGTAGTAAAAAAGATGACCAGTATGCAGGAGCTTATGTTAAAGAACCTACACCAGGCATGTATGAATGGGTTGCGAGTTTTGATCTTAACTCCCTGTATCCTCATCTCATCATGCAGTACAACATCTCCCCAGAAACCCTCGTTGATAGAAGACATCCAACAGCCAGTGTTGATGGATTGCTTAGTAGAGAAGTCGGGATTACTGGAGATTACGCCGTGTGTGCCAATGGAGCACAATACCGCAAGGACATCCACGGATTCCTCCCAGAAATGATGCAACGGATCTACGAAGACCGTACGATCTATAAGAAAAAGATGCTTAAGGCTAAGCAAGACTATGAGCACACCCCCACAACAGAACTCCAAAAGGACATTGCTAGATATAATAATATCCAGATGGCCAGAAAGATCCAACTTAACTCTGCCTATGGTGCAATCGGTAACCAGTACTTCAGGTATTACAATCTTGCGAACGCTGAAGCCATCACCTTGTCAGGACAAGTCTCAATCCGATGGATAGAGAATAAAATAAACCAGTACATGAATAAGGTACTTAAAACTGAGGAACATGATTATGTTATTGCTTCTGATACCGATTCCATTTATTTGCATATGGGTCCTTTGGTTAAAGCTGTATTCGAGGGCAGAGAGAAAAGCAGTGAGAGCACTCTTAGGTTCCTTAAAAAGGTGTGTGATGTGGAACTTGATAAGTATATCCAAAATTCTTACCAAGAACTGGCTACCTATGTAAATGCTTATGATCAGAAGATGATCATGGCACGAGAGAATATTGCTGATAAGGGTATCTGGACTGCAAAGAAGAGGTACATCCTTAATGTATGGAATAGTGAGGGTGTTCAGTATGAGAAACCCAAACTAAAGATGATGGGTATAGAAGCAGTTAAGTCTTCTACACCTATGCCTTGTCGTTCAGCAATTAAAGAGACACTAGATCTTGTCATGACTGGTACTGAGGATCAGGTTCAGACATATGTGTCTACGTTTAGGAAGAAATTTGAGACACTACCGTTTGAGGACATAGCATTCCCACGTAGTTGTAACAATATACAAAAGTTCTCTTCCAGCAAAGACATCTATGGTAAGGGGTGTCCCATTCATGTACGTGGGTCACTATTATATAATTTTTATGTTAAGAAACATAAGATAGCACATAAGTTTCCACTCATTCAGGAGGGTGAGAAAATTAAGTACATGTATTTGAGAAAACCAAATCGTATAGGAGAGAATGTCATCTCGTTCTTCCAAACTTTACCAAAAGAGTTTGAGCTTGACGGATCGATAGATTATGACTTACAATTTGAGAAGAGTTTTCTTGCACCAATCAAGGTTATCCTTGATGCTATAGGTTGGTCCCCTGAGAAACGTGTATCACTGGAGCATATTTTTGGATGACAAATTCTTTTTTTGCAGACATCGCCAAGGAGATAGGTAATGAGTACGCTGGCGTTGTTTCTGATGGTGTTGCTGCTGGCGACACAAGTAATTTTATCGATACGGGTAGCTACCTCTTTAACGCTATTGTATCAGGAAGCATCTTTGGAGGTGTTCCAGGGAATAAGATCACAGCTATTGCAGGTGAGTCAAGTACTGGCAAAACATTTTTCTGCCTTGGTATGGTACAGCATTTTCTCCAATCTCATCCTGATGCTAATGTTGTTTATTTTGAGTCTGAAAGTGCTATATCTAAGGACATGATAGAGAGTCGGGGTATAGACTCTAGTCGTATGTTCTTATGTCCTGTTACTACAGTACAAGATTTCAGACAGCAAGCAATTAAGGCAGTAGATATACATTTATCCTATAAGAAAGAGGATCGTAAACCAGTAATGTTTGTACTGGATTCTCTTGGTATGTTGTCCACCACTAAGGAGGTACAGGACACACAGGATGGTAAGGATACTAGAGATATGACCAGAGCACAGGTTGTTAAGTCTATATTCAGGGTGCTGACACTCAAACTAGGTAAGGCAAACATCCCTATGATTGTAACCAACCATACTTATGATGTGGTGGGTGCTTATGTGCCAATGAAAGAAATGGGTGGTGGTAGTGGACTAAAGTATGCTGCTAGTACTATAATATACTTATCCAAATCCAAGGAGAAGGATGGTACGGATGTCGTAGGCAACCTTATCAAGTGTGAGACTAAGAAGTCTCGATTCACCAAGGAAAATTCTAAAGTGCAGGTACGATTATTTTATGACGAACGAGGTCTTGACAAGTATTACGGACTACTGGAACTGGGTGAGAGACATGGAGTCTTTGAGCGAGTCGGTAATCGCTATAAGATGGGTGGCTCTAATCTATATCCTAAGTCTATTCTGGCAGAACCAGAAAAACATTTTACTCCAGAAGTAATGCAAGCATTAGATGAAGTAGCAGCGAAGGAGTTCTCTTATGGTAGTTAGTTTAAAGGATTTTGTTAAGGTATATCCTGGTGCCTTAGACACTAACCTGTGTCGTAACATCATTGATCTTGCATCTAAATCTGAACCAGAAAGATGGGAACAGAAGGGTCGTCCACAGTGGAACATGTGGAACCTAACTATGATGGCAGAGGAAGAAAAGATAGAGGAATGGCAGAAGGTACATAACCAATTGGTTACTGCTATCAAGTCTACTGCTGAACAGTACATGACTGATGTACAGTGTAGAGACTATTGGCCACCTCAGAATGCATTAGAACAGATAAGACTAAAGCATTACGAATCAGAAAAGAATGATCGTTATGACTGGCATGTTGATGTGGGTAACCATGATAGTGCTAGACGTTTCCTTGCTATGTTCTTCTATCTGAATGATGTAGACAAGGGTGGGCAGACCTACTTTAATAACATTAATTACAAAGTGAAAGCAAAGGAAGGATCTGTGCTATGCTTTCCACCTACATGGATGTTCCCTCACGAGGGGAAAGCACCCTTGTCAGGTGACAAGTGGATCGTAGGAACCTATCTACATTATCTCTAATGCAAAAGATCGAGGAGATTACCCTAAGTAAACTTATCCTAGATGAGAATTACTGTAGGAAGACTCTACCTTTTATTCAGGAGGAGTACTTTGAGTCTATACATCACAGAACTATCTTCGATACAGTCAAGTTGTATGTTCAGGAGTATAATGCTATTCCAGAATCTACTGCTATTAAGATTGAGGTAGAGAAGAGAAGAGATCTCAGTGAAGAGATCATGCAGGAGATCGATGATTTTCTTAATGATAAGTTAGATCATGATCAGTATAATGAAGAGTGGTTGTTAGATACCACAGAGAAGTGGTGTAAAGAACGTGCTATCTATCTGGCATTGATGGATAGTATTAAGATTGCTGACGGTCAGGATAAGACTCGTACCAAAGATGCCATACCACATATTATGTCAGAAGCATTAGGTACATGCTTTGATGAGACTGTTGGTCATGATTACATAAAGGATGCTGAAGAACGTTATGACTTCTATCACACGGTTGAGGACAAGACCCCGTTCGACTTGGAATATTTTAACAAGATTACGAAGGGTGGACTACCTAATAAGACTCTTAATATCGCTCTTGCTGGTACAGGTGTTGGTAAGTCTTTGTTTATGTGTCACTGTGCTAGTGCCTCCCTCCTCAGGGGACGTAATGTATTGTATATTACTCTTGAGATGGCTGAAGAAAAGATTGCAGAGAGAATTGATGCCAACCTCCTGAATCTACCCATCCAACAACTGTCTGATCCTCTGTTTAGTAAAGCAGATTTTCGTAAGAAGATAGACAAGTTAAATAAGAAGACCCAAGGTCGTTTGGTTATCAAGGAGTACCCAACTGCATCGGCACACGTCGGTCACTTTAAAGCACTCCTGAATGAGTTAGCAATGAAGAAAGGATTTAGTCCTGATATAATCTTCATAGACTATCTCAACATATGCTCATCCTCTCGCTACAAGAACTCAATTGTTAATTCATACACGTTCGTTAAAGCTATTGCTGAAGAACTTAGGGGACTGGCTGTCGAAGCAAACGTCCCGATTGTTAGTGCTACTCAAACTACTCGTTCTGGTTACGGTTCTAGCGATGTTGACCTTACCGACACATCTGAGTCTTTCGGACTCCCTGCTACTGCTGACCTTATGTTCGCTCTCATATCTACTGAGGAGTTGGAAGCGATAAATCAAATAATGGTGAAGCAGTTAAAGAATAGATACAATGATCCTACAGTTCATAAGAGATTTTGTATAGGTATTGACAGAGCGAAGATGAGGCTGTATGATTGTGAACAGGCAACACTCGCTGATCCTGGCAAAGAGGAAGAGGTCGTAGAGATCAAACCCAGTAAAAACAAATTCGATTCCTTTAAGGTATGACTAAGAAAGCAAGAAATCCAAATCAACAACCATTAGGTTCTGCTAATGTGAATTTTGATCCAGCATCTACAGACAATGTAACTAAGATTGCTGAGGACTTTAATGATAAGGTTCAGGATCAGAAGGATGAGATGAAGGAGGGTGCTGAGAAGATCAAAGATGATACTCCCACCACTCCAGAAGAACTCATCAATAAGAAAGGGTTCTCTGCATGGCAGGCAGCAGAGAAGGTTAAGGCAAAGAGAAGGGAAGAACATGATCAGAAGAAGTTCCAGATAGATCTGGATAAGTACATGCACTTCTGTGACATGACGTGCTCAGAACCTAGTAAGGATAGAGCACAGTATCTTGATCGTCTTAATCAATTATATGATCAGGGATGTAATGTATCTCTTTTAGATACTGCATCACAAGGATTGACTGCTGAAGCAGGTGAGTTCTGTGAGATCGTTAAGAAGATTAAGTATCAAGGTAAACCATATAATGATGCTAACAGAGAACATCTAGTTAAAGAGTTGGGTGATATACTATGGTATGCATCCCAAGCAGCTAGAGCATTGGACATCCGATTGGATGAAGTGTTCTATGCTAACACCCTCAAGCTTGCTTCTAGATATCCTAGTGGTGAGTTTAATATTGAGGACTCTGAAAACCGCAAACCTGGTGACATCTAATGCATCTTATTCTACCTATCATCTGCATTTTTCTTATCTGTTTGGTGATAGTTTACTCCGTTATACAAAAGTACAATCCACATTGACATGACATTATCAAATTCAGTAGAATATTCTCTAAGAGAAGCACAAGACGCACTTCGTAATGCTCTAGCATTTTCAGCACGTAGTGAGAAACCATATGTTAGTAAGCACATTGCTGATATGCTTTCTAACATTGAGAACCTCTGTGACATCACAGATCTTTTAGACAAGGTGGAGGAAGCACGTGAACTTACCGATTAACGATGACGAATTGGATGTTATCGTTAGACAACTCTGGAAGTCACGTAAGAATGCAGGAGAACCAGCGGTTGCTCCATTGTATGAGAAGATCAAAGAGTTTCGAGATGCTAACAAAGGGGGTTGACACCCTCTTTTTTTATGCTATAGTATATCTGTTGAGCGCACAACATAGGGAGTGACTGAATAATCTTTCTGGCATATAGCTGGATAAGGTGATACGATACAGGTGGTGCTGCTTCTTCGGAAGAACCGACCAACCAGTCGGATCGTAGGCAGAGGTGATCTTACTAACTGTAGTAATGCCCTCCTCTTATTGGTAATACAGCAATCCAATCTCCCACACACTAACACAATTAACTCTGCAGACTAAATAGAGGGGTAACACCCTCTATTTTTTATGGCCTTAGAGTATTCTGAAATAATGATGGCAGGTGCTATGTTCTCTACAACTGCAGAGTTAAAAGCAGCCACGAATACAGAAGATGATCTGATAGAATGGGTTGCCAAAATTGCTAAGACAGTTAACGTGCCTGCTAATGTAGCATTTGGATCTAAGAAGAGTGAGTGGGTAAACTATCTGAAGCAAGATGTAAAGAGTCTTACACCAAAGAAAAGAGGTGATCTTTTAAAGAATGGATTACAAGGGATCTCTGCTGCCATAGCAGTTAAAAAATGGTTGCAGCATGATCATAAAGAAGGTGCAGATACCATTGCCACTAAGGTGTTCATGACAGGTAATGTATGGCCTAGAGAGGTGAAGAAATTTAGGATAAGTGCGTATGGATTTGATGATTATAACTCTTCTGATGTTATTGTAAAGACTGGAGATAAAAAATATTTTGGAGTCTCTCTGAAGAAGAAACCCAAGTCAAACTCAGCAGATCCTACTCTTATTAATAAAGCATTCACTAGTCTTATTAATGGTGATGGTCCTGGTGGTATATTTAAGGAAGCACGAAGAGAATTGGATGAGAGAAGGACAGGATACTTTGCTGCAAGGGTAAAGGATGCAGTACAACATGGTATTCTTAACCTTGAGGATGAGGAGGGTAAAGATCAATCTGAAATTATGACTGACAAAGAGTTGTTTAAGGGTAACACTCGTAAGCAACTCTTTGCTCATAGACCAAAGGCACAACAATTTAAGTACCCTTATATTGATGCTAAAGGTAATCATATAGAAGGTTATTCTACTGAACCTACCTCATGTTCACTACCTGACATGAAGTCCTTTGTTAATAATGACTTAAAGAGAAAGGATAATAAATTATGGGAGAAGTTTAGGGAGACTGTTATTGGATTTGGTGAGACCTTTGCTGATCAGTTAATCAATTTGGTATTAAAGGTTAAACTACAAGATGATCTTGCTGCTAATAAGAAACTACATGAACATAAGTTTGCTTTTGGTTTGATAACTGGTATTGGTACAGCCTCTAAGCTGCCTAAGAAGGATGAATATAAACTTGAGCTTGGTCAGGGTAAATATATTGATCAACATACTATATTATGTGGTCTGCAGAAACTTGATGGTAATAAGAAAAAATATGAGATAGAGTTAGACTTAGATGCTACTGACAAAGCAGATGCTGCTAAGATATTCTTTACAGTATCAAAGGCAGACACACCTATTCTATCCTTAGAGTTGAGATACAAGGGTAAATTTACCCCACAACCTCAGTTCTTTGCTAACATTACACCCGAATTTAGAACGATAATGACTAAAGAGTGCTTGGTACACGATTAAAAGTGTCCACTCAGTCACCCATTCAGACCCTCCTCTGCTATAATATGTGTATAAGGGATGAATCGATGACGTGCTTGCACCGATGGGTAATTCTCCCTTAACTATTATGGCAAAAAACACTCACTTAGAACACCTAGAAGACGACATTTTTAACAGTGGTCCTGCTGGTGTCACCAACTCAATCAATTTCCTGAAGTCACTGAGAGATATGCTGTCTACAGGTAGTGGTGGTAGTAAAGTTAAGGTCACTACCAAATGGGATGGTGCTCCTGCTATTATATGTGGTAAGAATCCAGAGGACGGTAGGTTCTTTGTTGGCACTAAGAGTGTGTTTAATAAGGTTAATCCCAAGATAGTATACACTGAAGCAGATGCAGATAGATTGTATCCTGGTGAGACTGTTGGGGATATCCTTAAAAATTGTTTAAAACATCTATCCACTCTACCTATTGATGGTGTGGTGCAGGGTGATTTGTTATATCAGGAGAAACCTCCGACCATTATAAATGAAGGCAAGAAAGTCTTTTCATTCAGACCTAATACTATTACATATACTATTGAGGTTAAGAGTGAGTTAGGTAAGAAGGTAAGTCTTAGTAAGATGGGTATAGTATTTCACACTGAGTATAGTGGTAGGACTATGGCAGAACTAACAGCAGGTTTTGGTGCTGATGTAAGTAAATTACAGGGTAAACCAGATATTGCAGTGTTCTCCTCAGAGTTTACTAATGTGGGTGGTGCTGCTAACCTATCACTGGTCGAGAAAGCAAATGTAACTAGGATCATAACTGCTGCTAAACAGAACTTTGATAAGGGTGAATTCTTTGTTAAGAGTGTCCAAGGTGTAGGTAAAGGACCGTTTACATTACCTGCATTGTTTAAGGTATACTTTAACCAAGTAGTAAGAGCTGGTACTGTACCTAATGCTAATACAATGTCAAAACAATTCTGTGCTTTCGTTTTTGAGAAGCATACGAAGGAGATGGACAAGAAGAAGACTCTAAAATCTAAAGGAGAATGGATGAACCGACGTAATGAAGCTGTTAAATACCTAAATACTAACAGATCTTCTATGAACTCAGCACTTGATGGCTTTAAAAACCTGATGGACGCTAAGGTTATGATCATAAATAAATTAACACAGATAAAAAGTGTTGGCACTTTCATCGAAGATGAAAATGGATTCCGTGCTACTAAACCAGAAGGATTTGTAGCAATAAAAGACGGAGCAGCACTGAAACTTGTCGATAGACTGGAGTTTTCCAGAGCAAACTTCACCGTTGCAAAAGACTGGGGTAAATGATTAGATTTCATACATTCATAACCGAAGCCACTACTGCTAAGAAGAAACCTGCGGGTACTACTAAGGCAGAGAAGATGGCAGACGACAAGCACGTTGCTATCACATTCGGTAGGTTTAACCCACCTCATGCTGGTCATGGTAAACTGATGGACGCAGTGAAGACTGCTTCAGGAGATTCTGGTAACTATAGAATCTATCCTTCACGTACACAAGATCATAAGAAGAACCCTCTACATCCTGAAGATAAGATCAAGCACATGCGTAGCATGTTTAAGCATCATAAGGGTGCGATCCAAAATTCAGAGCAGCATAGAAATATATTTGATATACTACGTGACCTTAATGATGAAGGTCATGAGCACGTCACCATGGTAGTTGGTGATGATAGAGTAAAAGAATTTGAGAAACTTACTGGCAAATATAACGGTGTACACTATGACTTTAAGAGTATTAATATAAAGTCAGCAGGTAAGAGAGATGCAAATTCCGAGGATCCAGTAGAGAAACTAAGTGCTAGTGGACAGAGGAAGCATGCTTCGGGTGATGACCATGATAACTTCCATGCTGGTGTGCCTAAAGGGTATGGTAAGAAATCATCCAGAGAGTTGATGGATCTGGTTAAAACAGGTATGACACCTCCTAAGAAGGAGAAGAAGTCTAAGAAGAAGACTAATGAGTCATGGTTGTTTGCACCTAAACTACACATCGAAGAATTTAGAACACATTATATCGAAGACAGTATCTTTAGTGAAGGTACATTAGTTGAGCACGATGACACAGGTCTACGTGGTCATGTAGTGCATCGTGGTACTAACTATGTTGTCTTTAGGAATGATGATGGAGAGGAGTTTAAAGCTTGGTTACATCATGTAACTGAGGTGACAGATGCTAGTAAGAAGAGGGATGATCAGTCCAATTTCTCTGCTGATGATGGTAGTGGAAATGATTGGAAGATTGGAACTGATAAATATCGTCAGGCAGTTCAGGACATGACTCCTGGACAAGGCACAACTAAATTCGGGGTTAAGTTCTCCGACTTCAGAAAACAAACAGCACCTAAATAATAGAACGCACTTATTCCCTCCAGGAAAAAAGACTATGTTAGACATTAAGATATCTGCAGAGTTGATGGGGTATTCCCTTGACGAGCAGATGACAATCATGAAATGTGTAGAGGAAGGCTCTACTCATGACAGTAAGAGATTCCAAGAAACCATTGAGAAGATCACTGTCCTTGTAGACGCATCACCAATTCTTGAGGTTTTTGAGGGGTATGCAGGTTTCCCTATCGAGAAGGCACTGATTGATAAAAATAAGGGTAGAGCACCTGATGATCGTAATATAGGTAGGGTCATTACACAGGGTGGTCTCTCACTAGTAGTCACAGGTCGTAAGGCTGATGGACGTTACAACGTTGTAGGTAAGAAAGGAGAGAAGACTGCAAAGCATGCAGAAGATCTAGGTCTCCAAGTTAAGGAGTCTATTGATATTGAGGATCTTCATCAGTCTATGTTAGAAGCAATGACTGTTACTAATGCTGATAAGAAAGGAAATACTCCAGCGTGGCAGAACTATAAGAAAGGACTGAAGAATAAGCAAGGTAAGCCAGTGTATAAGGCTGCTGATCATGTTAAGAATGAGGAGTATACTGTTACCAACGCTGATAAGAAAGGTAACACTCCTGCATATCAGGCATACAAAGCAGGTAAGAAGAATGCCAAGACAGGCAAACCTCTATACAAGGCTGCTTCCCACATGAAGGAAGAACAAACTATTGATGACTTTATTTTAGAGTTCATTGATTTAGATGATGATGGAATAGATACCTTAAGTTTTGAGGAACTAGAACAGGTATGTATCGAAGCATTAGAAGAACTCGAAGGAGATCTTCTTAACGAAGCACTCGAAGCAATAGATGGTATATCACTTCTTACTGAAGCACCATCTAAGCACTCAGCAAATCCTAATATTGCTGTGCAAGCACCACAGAAGGAGAAACCAGGTAGAGATGCAGGTAAACTTGCGAGAGCAAAGTTATCTAAGCCACAAGCTTCTCGTAAAGAGAAGGTTAAGGCAGCACTTAAGTCTGCTGGTTCAGCAATCAAGAAGGGTGTGAAGGCTACTGCTAGAGGTGTGGGTAAAGCTGCAGGTCATGCTGCTAACGCTGCTGAGAAAGGTGCTAGTGCAGTTGGTAAGGTTGCCAAGGAAGTTGGAAAGGGATACTCTGATACTCGTAAGGGTAGATCAGATGAGGGTTCCAGTACAACTGATGCTAAGGCACCAGATGAGAGCAGGGGTGGATCGGATAGACCACGCTTGCGTGATAAGATAAAGCGTGGTATAAAGAAAGTCGTTGGTAAGGCTGCTCGTGCCGTCTCCAGAGGATCAAGGAATGTCGCTAGGAGATTAGGTGAAGAGAAGTATAACTGGCGATCTCAATTGGAGGTCAACAAAGAATGACTACTACATCACGATTCCAAGCTAACAAAAACGACGAAGGCGATAAGAATTCGCAAGGCGTTGGTAAGCTGAAGAAAAAGGTGGTAAAAGGTATCACCGTCAATCCCAAGAAGGAAGATCTTATGTCAGAGAAATTAGATCCCGTCGGCAAGGAAGATGCTGACCTTGATAACGATGGGAAAAAGAATGACAAGAACGATAGGTACTTGCGTTATAGAAGAAAGGTACGTTCATCTGTCATCAAAACACAAAAAGAAGCATTAGAATCATTACGTAATAAGGAACTTGTAGAGGAAGAAGAGGTAGTAAATGAGGTTGCTGTTACAGCAGTCGCTACTCCTGCTGCTGTTGGTTCTACATCACACAGCAATGTTAAGAAAGGTTCTGGTACTGATGATGCTAAGAAGAGAATGAAGCAGAAACTTCTTGCTCAGACCGCTGAGTATGACAAGAAGCGGAAGGAAGCACGTGGTTGAGGTAGGTCATGAACCTAATAGAATACGACAACGATGCTGCTGCCGATAAGATAGCACGGTACAAGAAAGAAAAAGAAACTCGCAAAGAATACCTCTACAAGTCCAAGCATGGACCTAAGAGGTACAAAGAGTTTATGAAGAAGGATGCTGATGCTGCTGCAAAAGGCACTCCTAAGAACCCCAAAGGGGTTAAAGCTCTCCACAAAGGTAAGTGGGGGTATATGAAGAATAGGAAATTTACTCCTGATTGATGCTATATAGAGTACTATACTCTAATTGATCATGGTTAACTTTTTAATGCCTATTGCCATTAGTATTATTAACAAGGCAGTAGATAGGATCCCAGAGGATCTAGACTCAGTAATTAAAGACTTCTTAATTAAACTACTTAAGAAAGCAGCAGCTAAGACTGGAAACAAAGTGGATGATGAACTAGTCATCGCTCTCCAGAAAGCACTGCTAGAGTCTTGATATTATAAATAAAATATAGGAATACTCACTGTCCAGAGGAGAACACAATGTCTGTCGTAGGAAAACTTGACTCAGCAGCGTTTAGCAATACTATTGGTGTCACAAATGGTGACGCAACCGTATCTAAAAATGCTGGTGATACTGTAGTTGTAGGTGACGTGCTTGACATCAGTGGCGTAAGCTACATTGTCAAACAAGTAACCAGCACCACTGCAATCGAACTGCATAAGAATTATGCAGGATCAACCGCAACCGTTGCTGCTGCGGCAGTGCTACGAAGAACTCCACCTAAAGCAGTTGCAGAGTATGTAATTGTTGGTGGCGATAGTAATTCCTATGATTTAGTTTTTGTAGACACAACTGAGGACAGCATTGCGTCTAACAAGAGTCGTGGTATTTCTGGACCTGGTTGGTGGCAGTATAGAACATATACTTCACACAACGGTGACGAAAAGCATAAGGCAGAGTGTTTAGTACCTATGAAGGTTGCTGCTGGTACTTCTGGAGACTTTGGTGACGATACCCTCGCTGCTGATGTACTTGAGACAATCACAGTTGGTACACAACCTGCTAACTCCACCTCATCTTCTGGTGCTGGAACATTCGTTGCTGCATTTACAGTCGATCAGTCTGGTACTAAGCAGTACAAGTGGCAGAGACAGACAGCTACCGCTACTACTCGTTGGGTAGACATCGTTGGTGGTGCTAATGGTCTTGACACTGGTATCACATATGCAGACTTCACTACAGCAACACTTGCTTACAGTGGACTTGCTGGTGATACATTAGATGGTTACAAGTATCGCTGTGTGCTTAACACAAGCAAGGGTGCTGAAACTAAGAGAACAAACGGAGCTGCCACACTTACATTCGGTAGCTAAACTGAACCTTTTATATAATGTATTTTGATGAGTTAACAGAACACAATCATGTTCTCTTTGCAATAAAGCACTACGAAAACCCTCACTCGGTAACCGTAGATGACTTTATGGAAGATATGAAGAAGTTCAAATACCTTAAGAGATTATTCAAGAGGTATTTGAACTCTAATGTTCTTAGAACTAATTTAATATTAAATCATCTAATCATATTGTTTAATGTATTTGGTGAGGGTACCACACCTCTACTCATGTATAAACTTGAGAGAGAATACTGGTCTATCCTAAAGACATTTCTCATATATCTAAATCGTTACGACGGTTATGGTGTTCTTGAGGATGTTGATATTGACGATGATGTAAAAGATATCCTAAACGAATTGTGATTAACGAAGACGCACCAACAATGAGCGCAGGTACAGGAGGATTCAGTGGATCTTCTAATGCCAGTGGTCCTGTGGCGGGTTTTGATCCTATGTTAGGTTCCAATAAGGAAAAGAAACCTAAACTGCAAAGAAGGAAACCGAAGAAGCGTAAGTATACAGTAAAGGAAGACGTTTATAGTAAAGAGAAAGACCAAAGTAAAAGTCATTACTTACCATATCTAATATGTTATGATGATGCACAGGAGTATGTGCTCTATGGTAAGTCAGAAGCAGAAATTAAAGTACAGTTGAGAAAGATATA